TTCTCCTTGTTTTCTCAATTTTATATACTATTTTTTATATAACTGAATAATTATAACAGATACTTTAGAATTAATAAAGTGATAAGGTTAAAACATAGTAAAAGATAGGTAATTCAAGGTAATTTCAAGGTATAATCATATATTTCAAAAACAATAGAAAAACACCCGAATACATTAAGTATTTAGGTGCTTTTTCCCTTTTATTTCCCTTCGGCTATTTCTTCTAATTGGTCGGCAATTTGATATGCTCCTAGTTTATATTTAACATAATATAAGTCGTTGTATTCATCTTTTTTGATATATTGTTTTAATTCTTCATCAAGTTCATTGATAAAAGCTTCTGTTTCTAAGAATGTAAAATCACATAGATAAGGGATATCTTTGAAATAAACGATATCGTCGCCGTAATATTCCACTTCACAATATTCATTTAAAAACTCACCTTTTTCATATAACTCGTTAGCGTGTTCATCATTTTTAAAATATTCGAACGCTTCTCTTGTTGCGTCTTCGATTGTTGCTCCGTATAATTCTTTTCCATTTTTTTTAATTGTTAATTTTATCATTTTTCTTGTTCTCCTTTTATAATACTCATATAGTTTAATAGCGTTGTCTAGCGTGATATTTCCAACTTTACTTGATTTTCTATAACGGTCTATCTGTTGTACAGTTATTCCGGTTTCTTTAGCAATCTTATAACTTGTTAGGTCTGAGTTTAATAATTCTTTTATTTCTTTTTTCATTATTTTCTACCTTTTTTTAATCTTTTCATTATTAAGTGTGCGCAGTAACTTTCAAATTTTCTTCTAATATAAGTATCTTTATCGTTGATTGCGTATAATATATCTCCCTCTAAGCCATTTTCCTTTAATAATTTTAAACCCTCTAAACTAAAACCGGTATAATATGCGATATCTTCTATTTCTACTTTTACAAACTCACAAAAATCAGCAAGTGAAATGTCTAAAAATTCTTTTTCATCTTTTGTTAGTGATTCTGTATCTTTGATTATTAACTTTAATACTTGTTCTTTTTTCATTGTTAAAACTCCTTTTGTTTATCTTATATTTATAGTATACACAATATTGTGTATATTGTCAATAGTTTTTTTGAAGAAAAATAAAAAAAACCCCACTTTTTTTTAGTGGGGTTTCGAAAACATATCAATTAAGGGAGTAATATAATTATATATTATTTCCCGGAAATAATCAAGTTATTCAACTTCCGTTAAATACTTGTCTTCAATCCATTGTTCGCTGTCTTTGTAATTGACCCTAGACCAACCGTTTCGTTTTTCGTAAACACGAACACGAGTACCGGCAACGACTAGTTCTTTGTCTTCACTAGCAAGGTCGGGTTGACTTTCTAAGTAATAGTCAATTGAAACAGTTGCTTCGTAATAAGGTTCATCACTTTTAGGAAGTTCAACATCTTCATCAAGGATAGATTTTTCGATTACTTCCGGTGTTTCTTCGCCATTTAACAGTTCTTTAATTCGACGAATAAAGTAAGCTTTACAATTTCGAGTTCCGTCGCCGTAATATGCTCCACCGTTTCCGTGTAATTTCATACTACGATGTGGGCATTCAGTAGGTACAAACTCATGATGTAATCTTACAGTATCTTCATTGATTGGTAAGTTGTAAGCTTGTAAGAATTCACCGGCTAATCTTAGTGTTGCGTCTTCATTTGCTAGAAATTCTTCATCACTAGCTGACATAGATTGGCAACTTTCAAGCCCTACATAATTCGCATTTCCTTCGAACGTTGCTGTGTGCCACTCTTGATAATTAACAGGGTGAAATACAAATATATCTTCACGGTCTACATAGTAAGAAGCAAACCCACTCGATAACGTTCCATTGTTTACACGGTTGCGTAAAAACTCGTTGTAATCTTTTGCCGAAAGTGTTCCGGCGTCGTTGTGAATTACTACACCTTTAATTGAAAGTTTAGGTGCTGTGAATACTGTTCCGTTTTTGAAATAATCGCTGTAAATTTCTGCCATAGTTTTATTCTCCTTTTAAAAATTATTCTTTTGGTTTGTCGTAAGATAGTGCTTGTTCACTATCTCCGAAACCTTTAGTAGTTGGGTCGTTGACGATACCGGCAACCCCAAGGGCTGTTAATAATGTGAATATTGTATCAATTACGTTATTTACATTATCGCTTAAGTGTTCGATGTGTAATTCATATCCGAAAATTGTCGCTAGTTGTTTTACCAACACTAACAATCCGGCAACGAATGTCAACACGAAACGTTTATTTTTTAGTCTTACTTTCCAATTTATCATATTTAACACCTCCTTTCTAGTTTACAGGCCATGGCTCGTTAGTTAAATAAGAGATAGAACTTACTCTTATATCTCCAATATCTCTATCAGTTGGCACAGGGTCAGTAAACTGGAATCTTAAGTGGTTGTAATCTCCAGTACCCCCTAAATACCATGTGCCGTAAGGCGTCCCCTTATCGTTGTAGATGTTGCCGATTAATGACGCTTCTGAACGATAACCTTTTGGAATTCCATCACCTTGAATAATATAACAATTTCGTTCTTTATCAGAGCCCTGTGCAACATATCCAGCTCCACCTCTTCTAACGATTCCGAACCAGCCCCAACTCAAGCCACCGAACTGATAAGATACTACATTATTTACACGTCTTACTTTAACGAATGAGTTTCCTAGTTTCGATACTGACGGAAGTACTTTCCAACCTGTGTCTCCAATTAGAACCTCCCAACCTGTGTTACCTGTTCCACTTTTCTTTATCCACTTCAAAGCACCGTTAGTTACTACTTCATCTACATAAGTTGTTCCAACGGGTGCTGTTACTACACCATTTGGCATTCCACGACCGTGAATTTCCCATTGTTTAGCTTCTAAAACTTTTAATCGGTTGTCTAGTTCAGTTGTGTTTCCACCATTGCCAGTGTCAGCTGGTAAGTAATTACTAATATTCTTATTAGTGATAAGTTTAACGTTATCACCTTCTCCAAACTCAAAGTCTGGTTCGTAATTATCAGGTATTGAACTAGCTAAAGTATATAATGCTGTATCTAAGTTTGTATATTTACCGTTACCGCTAATTATTATACGTTCATCTCTATTGAAGTAGATTTTCCCGAACGCTTTCGTTTGGTCTCCTTGAACTGTTTTTTGGAAATAAATATAAGGTGCATAACCATTAAGAGCAAGTGTAAATGGTACTTCATCTCTATCTAGCTTTCTATTAACAGTAATTTGTAAGTTACCTAAACTAGTATTTAAGTCATTAAACTCACCTCTTGTAGCAAAATCACTAGTATCAACATTCCCACTTGGTCTATTCTCAAGAGTTGTAAGCCTACTCTTAATATCCGTGTCGTTGTATGGTTGCGGTAATTCAGTTTTTTTAGCATATTTCTCATGCTCTTCTTCATCTAAAAAAGCTTTTCTAAGCGCTTCTTTAGTCGCATAATCAGTTAACGACTGATGTTCTGTTAAGTAATGTTTATCTTCTAACTGTTTATTTGTTACAAAATTACTAGTGTCAACATTAGCTGTAACCGGTCTGTCCTCTAGTTCTTTGATTTTACGTTTAATTTCAGTGTCATCATAACTTGATGTTACTGGTCTGTTCTCTAGTTGTGTTACTTTGGCAGCAACATCATCAACAGCTTTCTTTGTAGCTAATCCACTAATATCCTGGTGTTTAGTCAAATAACCTTTTTCAGTCAACTGGGTTTCAGTCACGTAATTAGCTAAAGACTGGTGCTGGGTTAGATAACCCTTACCAGCCAACTGTGTTTCTGTAACATATCCCGCTAAAGACTGGTGTTGGGTTAAATAACCTTTTTTCTCAACTTTTTCAACTGCTTTATTTACAATTGTTTCAGAATTTGGAATTTCAGTCTTTAAAGCACGTTTTTCCAATTCTTGTGTTGTTGCCAGATTAGAAATATTAGGGATATCTCCTTTTAAGGCATACTTTTCATTCGCTTGGGCTTCTGTTAAGAATTTGCTACCTTTTTCGATCTCCTTAATGGCATTATCAAAGTCTTCTTTTGTTAAAACGTCCAATCTATCAACAATTAGTCCATGTGCATAGAAACGCTCTTTTAATGGCAATTGTTTAGCTTTATCGATCTCCGAAACCCTAACATTAAATTTAAACCTGAATATATCAGCATCTCTTATTTCTTCGTTTACATAAATGAAACAAATTACTTTTTCATTTTGAGTGATTAAGCTAGTATCAAACTTAATCTTAGCTTTATTGTCTTCAACAACCGCTTCAGTTCTCCAGTACGAACCAGTTTTTACAAACTTGAATAACGCTATTAAGTTCTTACCAGCTAATTGCTCATTAGCAATCTCAAACTCAAAATTACCATTATTTCTATCATGTGAATAAAGTTCAGAATATGTTTCTTCTACTTCCCTAGTTTTAGTTGTGTTTTCTATCGTGAATTTAATTATTTTTTCCATTGCTTCACTCCTCGTCGAAATGGTCTTTTATTTTTTCAAGCCTCTTTTTCAACCCTTTTGGGAATGGTACACCTATTGCCGATAAGTTCTCAATTAGTGACAATCCATAAGTTGCTATGAAAAAGAAAATAAACGTTGCTGCTACTTCTTCAAAACCTATGAAATTTAAGTAAGGGTAGACCGTTACACCTAAAACTAATACAATTAGATGTTCAATTAACCCCCTTCTCCCAATAGTTGAATTTAAAGTTTTGTTAACCCAGGCTTTTATCATCCCAGTTAGTATATCTAGCACTATTACTCCCGCAAAAATATGTATATAAGCATCGTTAAAGATCTCATAATATTGGTTAACTAGTTCAGTTAATGTTATGTGCATCTTTTTTTTAAAAAACCGCCTTTCTATAAATTTTGTTCATTGTTGCATATTTAATTCCTTATTAATCACCGCATGGCCATCACCACCCCTTGAAAATTAGTTATTTATTTACCTTCTAACAGTTTTTCAAGTCGTTCTAACCTTGCATTAAGATCCTTAACTTCAGCTTTTAACTCTTTGTTTTCAGCTGATAGTTCTTGAATACCTTTAATCGTATAAGGTAATAATTCAAAGGTACTATAACTATATGCACCATCTGGCAATTCAATAAATGCTGAATTAATATGTTCTTTGACATCTTGCGCCATTATCCCGCAATCAATGTCTTTTACTTCGCCATCATATTCCTTGGTATAACTGTAAGCTTTCAATTTATTAAGAATATCTAGTGCATTGACTTCACTATCCTGGATATTTTTTTTGTAACGTCTATCAGAAATTTCTTTGTTTAATGGGATCCAATCATAAGTACCCCACGGTTTATATAAATATACATAACCTTTATCGTGTTCTATTCTTTCGTACCAATGAGAATATATCCATTGACCCGCGTTGTCGTGCTCATCGCTAAAAACAATGTTACCCGTTACTTTTAAATCTCCATGCACTGTAGGTGTATCCCAAAAGTGAGCTCTGTTCTTACAATACATTTCTCCAAGTTCTGTTACATACCATGCATATGGCCCTACTTTATCCCAACTATCTCCCCAATTCACCCAAAGTGCAGTTTGTCCCCACGAGCCTTTACCATTTGACATTCCCACGTAAAATTGGTCTTCACCAGTTAACCACCAATTTGTGTGGCCATCGCCTTCATGTTTTCCTATTTGGAAACCACCAATATAACCTTTGTATGCTTTTAAGGCTCCTTTTATATCAACTTTATCAGCATCAATTTTAACGCGCCCTTCATTTCCTTCAGTACTTAAGTTGATAGCACTTATTACTTCGTTTTTCTTAACTGTTAACCCTAATTGTTCTTTTGTTTGATTAATACTACTTTCAAGGCGTTCTTTTACCAGGTTCAAGTCTTCTGGTGCTGGAGTCCATGGCGTTGCTAGTGGCCCTTTCTCAATTTTCGGAAATCGGATATAAATTTTATCACCTTCACCGCAAACCCCTTGCATACTTGTTAATTCAAAATTATTATTATATACATATTTATTGATAAAGGTATGCGAAAAGCGTTGCCATTCTGGTGTTATTTCAAACGTTCCCTCTTTTATTCCTCCAGTACCTTGGCCCATTCTTCTAAATGTAATATTCTTACTAGCTTTAATATCAATACTCCATGTCAATTGAGTATCTTGGTGTTCGGTTTGCAAGAAGCTAGCTATTTTAAAAGTAATTCCTTCGTTATCCGTTACATTGCGCTTAGTAAGTATCAATACACCATTTTGAACACTCTTTTTCCAATTGCTCGTTAGAGTTTCAACATCATTTAAGTCAGCACTATTTTTTATCAAGTTACGACCACCATTGATTATCTGTTCTCTAAATTCTCCAATTGTTGAGTTGAAATTATTCATTGTATGATCAAATGTTTTATATTTTTCAATTGTTTCAGTAATTCCAGTAATATCTGGTTTATCATCTAGTTTTTCTCTAGCTAAATTACTGATACCATTGTATGTTGTTAGTGTTACAACATCTATTGGTTCACCGTTCTTAAGCCCATCTGGTATTGTAAGGCCAGCTATGCTGCCATCAGTTCCCACTGTAACATTTGTAAATTCGCTCCATTCAGTGCGATCAGCGCCCTTGTATTTCATTTTAGTTGTAAAACCTTTAGTAAGTTTTTCATTGTCATAAAATACTTCCAGATAAGCTTTTACACCAGTTGTTTTCTTGTTTATATACTTACCTTCAAACCTAATATTCGTTGTTAAGGTATGGGGCCTTAAATCTTCTAAACACGGTTGCCAATCTGTTGCAACTTCTCCAACTTCTAGCTTGATTTTATCAATATAGAAATTAATTCGTTGTTTATTAGTTGCATATATCATCACTCGACATTTTGCCATATCTGATGGCACTGTAAATGTTTGTGATATTCGTTTGTATTTTTTAACCTCGAAACCTTGAGTTGCTAAGTCCAGATCATTCCATTGTTGTGAAAGTATAACTTCATTTTTATCCATGAAATGTAAACCTAATTTAATAATAGAGTTATCTGTTAAAGCATCTTTACCAAGATCCATTGATAATGTTAGCTTGTCATCTTTCTTGGCATCCAGGTTAAATGGTTCACTTGATAAGCCTTTAAATTCTCCGTTAGGTGTACCAAAAATATGTAAACCTCGACCAAAATGTGTTATCGCATCATCTGTACGATATTCAAGCCCACTGTTTTGTAAATTACTAAGTTCCCATTTATTCAACGCTGTTTCAAAGTTTGAATTAGGCAAATAGTTTAAGTTAGAAACATTTTCTGGTTTTAAATCGTTAACGTTAGGCATCCATTCACTTGGCACATTATCACCAGTTGCCATGTAAGGTTCAGCGATTTTAAAATGGCCGTTCTTAGTAGAGAATATATAGAATAAATTATCACTTTGAGAGGTGAAATCTTGCTGGACTTCATAAACAAATTCTTTAACCACCCAAGTATCACGCGGTGTATTTGTTGCTAAATCAAAACCAGCCATTTGCTTGTTACCAACGTGAGATTTTAAAGCCAAATGTATTCCGTTATCTACTGTTACATCATTAAATATATATATTGGCAATCTAATTGCTATCTTCTCACCACGTCTGAAAATCTTTTTATCACTTCTAAATGAAATACCTTTCCAGGCATTCCCTCTTAACCCTTTGTTGTTAATTTCAACACTATTTTTACCATTGTAATCATTGCTATTAATAGTAGGTGCTGCACCATTCAAAGTGAATGCACTACTATCCTTAATTAGAGTATCTCTTAACAAGTTAAAGTTAGCTGCTGAAACTCCGTCTTCACCTTGCACCCTAACCCATTTATAAGCCGTTTTATCTGTTGGTTGTACTGGCGATGTTGTTCTTGCTATCCCCATATATTTCTTAGGTGAACGGCCAAAATTACTACCATCAGCATTATCTGAATATACCAAGTGAGTATATTTGTCACTTGTAATAGCTTTTTGTTGTAAATCAAACCAATCAAAGTCACTAGCTGTTGGCGCACCGTCTTTAAATACATAACCAAAGTATCTATACTTGTGGTATTGCGCTGGTTCATTGGTTGGATATTCTGTATATCGTTTTTCACCTTCATAAATTGTGAACCAATCGACTTGCACTCCAGTCCAATCTTCATCTTCTGGTACTAAGATAAACTTAAATAATACTTCTTCAACATCTTCATTACCAGTTACAAACGTGATACTCTTAGTTTCCAGCGTGTTCCCAAATTCTAATTGGCCCCAACTATATTCATCGTTTGTTTTAGTATTTCTAAAGTAAGCCCATAATTTGTTATTATTTCCTTTTGCACGTGCTGTAAGGGTGTATTTTGTATTAGGGTTTAAACTTAAAAACATGTTCGCTTGCCATATATCGCTAATATCATCATCATTAGTAATATTTACGTGGGGGCTATTTTTAGCAAATAGTGGCACTTCATCTTCTGGTTCGACTATTGTAAAATCTAAGCCAGTTAAACTGTTTGCATATCCTTTATAAAGCTTTCCTTCTTCTTTTATTTTAGTCCAGCTGTATTCTCGTGGATCTGTTGGCGGTGTTTTCTTATCTCCAGTATATATTCCCATATACTTAGAGTTAGAATTATCACCCATATCACTACCATCAGCATTGTTAGAGTACTTCTTATGTATATAAGCATCTTTTCCCTTTAGACCTTCCATATTAGGGATGCTCTTTTTAACTTCATCAACAATTTCTTGTGCTTTACCTTCAACAATATTCTTGAATGTCTTTTCAACAATTCCTTGTTCCAGGTGAAATTCTCCAGTATCTAAGTCCCAATAGCTCTTACCATCAGCCGCTTGTATTCGTCCAGCTTTCAGTATTCCAGTATTTATTAAATCTAGTGTTGCACCTTTTCCATCAAGAAATGTTTTCCAGTTCCATTCTCCAGTTTGTTTCTTGCTATCAGCTATAGCAATCTTACCAGCTCCCATATAAACTACCTTAGTAGGGTTCTGATCTATTGGTTTATCAAAAGAATAATACCCCGCTGGCAATTCATATTTGTTATTAGCTTTTAAATCGTAATTATATCCATCTTCATTTAAAAACTTATCTGATAATCTTTCCCTTATTTTATCTAACCAATATATTGTATCGTTTTGGAAATTCTTAACATCCTTAGCAAGTTCTATAGTCCTGCTAAATGGTGAACTTGTAACCTTATCACCAATCCCAAATTCAGTTAGCTTGTTGTCTGTAAGGTTTCTAACAACCTTGAAAACTCTTGTTTTGTACTTAATTCCTAGTTTTGGGTTATAAACTCCAACAGTATCACCCAGGTCTAAATCTCCAACGTTTCTAACAGTTGCTTTATATTCAACTTGAACCCTACTATTCTTTTTAAGCCATTCATAAGATAACATAATCAAGCGTTCTGGATCTTCTTCGTCTTGAAACTCGACTATCTTAACCCTTGGTTTAGTTCCTTTTTCAAACCCATAAATTTTAGTAAGTGCTGGTATTTCAAGCATTTCTTCACCAGCTGGCTTATCTACTGGCTTACCAGCAAATTTTTCCCATACAACATCTTTAAAAGTTATTCTACGACCATAACCGCCAGTGGCTTGACCATCTTCATCCCTTACTTCTTCACCCTTACCACGACCAATTACAGCCGTGTATATAGCGCCTTTTGAGTTTTTCTCATGCACTGTTAACAAGTCTTTGCCATGGATGAATACTTTACCATTGTCACGCCCCATACGTGTAAATACATCCAGGTATCTAGCTGTTATTTTACCTTTAGTAAATTCCAGCCTTGGCGCAATTTCAATTTGTGTTTCTTCCACTAATTTACTAAGCGCTTCTTTTCTTGATACGTAATAGAAATTACCAGAATATAAGCGTTGAACGTTAACAGTCCCTAACTGCCAGCTTGATCCGTTTAATAAAGTAGTTAAGACTCCAACTAGTTCCTTGTTTTGCGGTCTATAGTCTTTTATGTAACCATCGCTTTCCATGTCATCATAGAATTTATGAACTGCTACTATTTTCACGTGAGTTGTACTTTCTTTATCCACTCGATCAATCTTATATAAGTGGAATACATCTTTTCGCTTGTAATCTTTATGGCCAATAAATGCAGCTTTATCAATTAGTTCATTGTAATTTACTACTGCTTCCAACGTGTGAAGTTTATTTAATTCATTCGTTTCTTTTCCTTCCAGAGGATCGACTGCACCTATTAAGGTTTCATTGTTATCAAATAAAAATAATTTTATCATTAGTATAATCGCTCCTTCGTATGTACTTCCAATAGCCTGCTATTAGTGCTTGTAATTACATCACCTTGTTTAACAGTGAAATCAAAGTCACTTTCAACAAAATCTATTAATTCACTCTTGTTAGTAGTGTTAAGTTTTAATAAATAATCAGCATTCAAGTCTATTTCTAACACATCACCCATCACAAATTTATTGTTAATTACTAGCTTTTTAGTAGTGTTCTCATTTTTAATTATTACCTTATCTCCAGTTGATGCTGTTGCTGTTTTAATAAGCACTGGTACACATTCGTTAGGGTTTTTAGGTAATTTAGTAATAGTCACCCTATTAGTTCCAGTATCTTTATCAACTTCCTTGTATTTGTAAGGATCTAAGCAAAGAAACGAAATACTAGCAATTACATTATTATCAATTTCTTCTATATCATCAGCACTTTCAAAGAATGCATTAAAATAATAATCTGGTTCATCTGTAAACTTAAGTTTTTTCGCTTCTGTATTATGCAATAATAAATTAAGTTTGTTAAAATTCTCCCTATAATTAGCGCTAGTATTCTTTAATAAGTATTTAACGACTATTCCCCTTGGTTCTAATGTATTTGATGTTAAATACTTCCCATCAGCACCAGGCGTTTTGTTAGACTCTATTTCACGCCCTATTAATGCACGCCCTTTAACTGATAGAGTAATAAAACCTGGTAAAACATCTTCTAGCGCTTGGCCGTTAAATATAGTTTTAAAAGGAGTAGTCGTTGTGACTACTCCTCCTGGTTTTGTAAAATCATACATATTTTCAATTACCTTTCTAAATAGAATAAACTTCCTCAAGCTGGATATTTTGCTTGTTAACACTATTCACATCATCAACAAATTTGCCAAATGCATTGTTTCCTAACTGAAGGTTTAGCTGCATTGGGCGTTTAGAGAAGTCATATTCAGTACGAACTTCACCAGAAATAATATCATTTCTTGTTACTCCAATGTTGTTAATATCACTGTTTAAGTTCGCTGGTGATACAGCATAATTGATATTATCAGCCACTTGTGTAGCCAACTTACCAGCATAATTAATAGCTTTTTTCGCTGTATCTTTCATACCAACAACCATTCCCATTGGCACCCATCGTGTTATCTTAGCAACAACCCTAGATGGTGAGTGGATAGCTAATGCACTTCTAATAGCAGCAGCCGCCGCGTTTGCAATTGACATAGCTGTTGCCATTACTGCACCAGCCCTTGACTGCATACCAGCAATGAAACCGTCCATCAAGTAACCACCAGCGCTAACAAATTGGCCATAATAAGACTGTAATGTACTTACTGCTTGACTTCCTAATTGCTGCACTGTGCTAACAACTGTTGATTGAGCTTGTCTAATTCGGTTCTCCAACTGACTCATACTATTTGATGTTACATTGTTGATATTGTTAAATGCATTTTGCAACGTTTGCTCCATTTGTGAAGCTGCTTGTTGTACTGTACTTGAAATAGTGCTAAAGCTTGAACTAATGTTTGAACTGATGCTTGCCATAGTAGAACTAATATTACTAGCAACAGAACTAAATGTTGAACTTGTTGTTGATTGAACTTGGTTGCAACCTTGTTCAACTGCACTAGTTACACCTTGCATAGCGCTTTGAACCTGTGACTGCATGTTTTGGAAATTAGATACAACACTACTTGCCAAGTTTGCTGTTGATGTATTTGCTGTATTCGCAACATTTTCCCAAGTAGCTTGGTTAGTTGTATTAATGTTATTTAAGCTTGTTTGTGCTGCCATGTCTACTTGTGACATGTTAGCGCCAACCACTCCAGGCATTAGTCCAGTTTGCATGCTTGCTGCACTGTTAATAGCTGTGAATTGGGCGTTCGCATTCGCTGAAAGTGCATCTAATTGGGCGTTTGAGTTAAGAGTCATAGCGCTTAAATTAGCGTTTACGTTCTCAGCGGCCATCGCTGTATTCGTTGTAGCCGCCGTGTTAACTGCTGCCATGTTCATGTTAGCACTGTTTGACATTTGCATGAACTGCATATCAGAGTTCATCACCATCCCAGTGATGTTCGTTAATGCTCCCATCGTACCTATTCCAGTTAGTGACATCATAGAATTAGAGATACTTGTAAAATGTGCAATAGCACTAGCATCTAAATTCGCAAATGATGCACCCATTCCATCAAGTGAAGCTGATGCACTAGCGCTCGACTGCGCTATTCTACTTGCTGCACCTTCAGCAGCTGCGGCGGTTCCTTCACTACCTTCTTGGGCTTTTTGTTTCATTTGATCCATGCTTTCACTTACTTGTTGGCTTGACTCTTTAGACTTAAGCCCAAGGAATTCAAGGGCTTTTCCTATCTTGTCACCAATCCATTTGAATGCATCTCCAATAGCTTTAAATACACTATCAACAGCGTTTCTAAACCATTCACACTTGTTGTAAAGCGTTACTAGTCCACCAATTATAACCGCTGCAACAATTCCCCAAGGGCCAAGTAAACTCATAAATGCAACTCTTACAGCAGCTAAAACAGTAGTAATAACAGTACCAGCTGCACTAACCACGCTGCTAACTGCGCCCCATGCTGCTAAAGCTACTTTACTAGCATTTACAGCGGCTGACAATACAGTCATAGCTGCTTTAACAGTTGTTACAACCGTTACAATAAGTCTAAATGCTCCAGCAGCTGCCAACACTGTTGCAATTAATGTTCTCAACCATTGGTTATTTTGTAATGTCTGGTTAAGCCATGATAAGAAAGCATTTACGATGCTTAATACCACGTTTATTACTGGCGCGGCTGCACTTACTAGAGAACCTAGTACAGATACAACCATGTTGATGGCTTGCATTGCTATCTGTGCAAAAGTAACAAATAATTGTTTAATGTTAGTCCAGATTGAGTTCATCAAGTCATGTGTTGTTTGGTTGGTATTGTATAAATGCACAAACGCTGCAACAACAACCGCTATTGTTGCGACAACCCCAAGCATCGATACACCAACACGACCAAACACTTCAGATACAGCTGTTAAAGCTGCTTTTACTCCAAGTCCACCTTCTTCAATTGGTTTTAACCATGAGTGAATTAATGTAAGTGCTGGTACAACTGCTAAGGCCACCCCAGCTAATGTAATCATCTTAGCTATTAATTGTGCTACTCCTGGGTTTGTTTGCATTAAAGCGTTAAACCATTGTAAGAACGCATTAGCAACATTTAAAATTGACATCGCTAACGGTGCCATTCCTTTTGCTAATAGTGAAAATGTTTTTGCCAAGTTACCAATCAACTGGCCAACCTTCGGTGCTGCTTCTTCGATGTATTTAACAAAGTTTTTAAATGCTTGGTTCTGACTTAGTTGACTGCTCCATTCTCTAAAACGCCCCATAAGTCGTTCGAACCAACTCATTGCTGTTGCTGCCATTGGTCCGAACGCCGCGAACATTTGAACTAACCCAACTGCAAGATCACGGAATGCACCCCTAATTTTTGGCATGTTCTCATTTACATAATTAGTAAATTGTTTCATACCTTGACTATCAGCAAGTTTCGCACTCCATTCATCAACACGTTTACTCATATCTAAGAAACCTTGTGACATACTAGCAGCTAATGGCCCAAATGCAACCACTAAACTAGCTAATGAACGACCAAAGAACCCAACACCACGCGCAACTTTATCCAGTGTACTTGCACCGTTACTATTTAAGTAATTAAAGAAGCGTTCCATTGGCGCGCTATCCATTGACTCATTCAACGACTTAGATAAATTCTTCATTACTCCAGAAGACTCCACCATTAAGCCGTTAAGCTTATTCAGTACTTTTCTAGCTGCTTGAACTCCATTATTGAACGTTTCAAAGTTATTCGACTCTAATTGGTCTGATAACTTCTTATGATCTTCCTTAAGCCCGTTAACAGAGTCCCTTAAAGCTTCCATCTCTTTAGTTCCAGGGCCTTCACCTTTCATAAAGTCCTTGAACTTTTTCATGTGGCCAACAGCTGTTACTGCGAACGCTCCAATTGCAGCACCCGCAACACCAAACGCACTAGTAAGCCCTAATAAGCCACCAGTTAGCACTCCAGTCATCGCTCCAACGGTTGCTAATGCTCCAGTAGCAGCAGCACCAAAAGCCGCGATTGATGGTATTACAGCTATGAATGTACCTTTTAAAATATTACCTAGCACAACACCCCAAGATCTGATTGACTCAGCGATGTTATCTAAGTCCCTATAAAAACGCTCGTTTCTTGCTCGTATTTGCAAGAATATTTCTTTTCCAATTTGTCTAGCTTTTAAGTTAGCTATTTCTTTTCTGAATAAAGCCGTTCTGGCCTTAACATTAATGTGGTAGTCTCTTTTCTTCGCTAATAATGCATTTAACTTAGCTGTAAAGCCTTTTGTATCAGCGTGAACAGAAACCTCTATCTTTTTACGCAAACCGCTCTCACTGGCTTTTAATTCAGCCATTTTCTTGCGATATTCGCTAATGTCTAATGTGACTGGCTTTTTAATATGATCCTTGCTCCACTGTGTAGCAATAATCTTAATCTCATCAAGTTTACGTTTAGCGCGTGTTATATCAGCATCTATAGGTTTACTTTCTTCCCTAGATACTTCACGCGCTTTTTCGTTAACTTGGTTCAATTTAGCAATGGCCTTAGTCACGTTAGCATCAACGTCCTTTGTGCTTTCTTTTGCTAATTCTTTTGCTTTTTCGTCTACTCGTTCCATTTTTGTTATTGCTCTTTTAATATCAGCATCAATGGGCTTTGTACACTCAAAAGCTGTTTCTTTAATCTTCTTGTCAACTTGTGACATCTTACGTAAGAAACTTGATATATCAGCACTTATCTTAGCATTAAAACGTTCCTGCATAGCGCGCACCCTCCTTCTAAATTCTATTTTTCTTGGTAATTGTTAAACCAGTTTCTAAGAGCTTCAGTTTGCTCCTTAGAATATACTTGGCCTCTTTCTTCATTATTTTTCAGAACTTTCTTGCGGGCCTTATCTCCATTGAATAGCTTTTTAGAAGTTACACGTTTTTCATTATTAGCACGCGCATTAAATATAGCAGCGATTGAAAAGCGTTCTAGTTCGTCTACTTCGTCCAGGAATGCACCTTTTAAAAAGTTCTGATATTCCCTATTAGTCCATGAATACATTAGCTGCACATCATAAACTTTTAAATATCTCGATACACTTTGCTCGAAATCATCAAAATTTATACTGTTACTCCCAGATCCTTCAGTGACTCCTTGATCATTTGATAAGCTCTCTTGTTGTCTTCTTTCTCCGCTTCCGTCTTCCCTTGAGTATTTAAGATCGTTAAGCCATCTTTCAATTTCGCTGCTTTTCTTCTGAAAAAAGCACTATCATCCAACACACTCATAGCTTCTTTAAATAGTTGTAAAGTATCGCCTTCTTCATCAATTCTTTCTTGTAAAGCTTGTTCGATATCTTCACGCTTAAATTTTCGATTAGGTATATAAGCTGTACCGCAATCCCAGAATTTTACAAGCGCTTCTTCATCATTTTGGATAATTCCCATGAAAATATCAGAAAAAGCATCTGTTTGTTCGTTTCCTTTTTGATATTCTTGCTTAGCACGTTTAGCAAATGCAAACGTTCCTTTTGCTTCGTATTCAGTTCCTTTAATAGTTAAAAATGCTGCCATTGTTGTATTCTCCTTGTTTTTAAATAAAATTAAAAAGGGTGATTATTCACCCTTTATTATATGCTTTCTACTCTTGCTGGTTGGCCACCTCGTTCAGTTGCCACTTCACTAGCTGGCGCTGTTACTTTTTTGTTCTTACATTACCAGTTGTTGCTCCTGGTTTTTCAAAGTCGTAACTTCCAGCGTTTAAGAACTCATCTGGTAATTTATCTAACTCACCAAGTTTAGACTCTCCAATTACCTGTAATGTTCCGTTTAATTCAACGAACCCATCAGCTGGTTCTTCTTTCTCAACTGACTCAATTAAGCAACGTGCAAATACTGCATCGTGTTTATCATTAGTTTTTACTGTTTTATCAACAAGCCAAGCTTTTATTTCTTTCTTGTCTTTGATAGCGCGCATAACTTCTTTTTGACCTTCATCATCGCTTTCACCATAACAAGTGAACTCTAGCGACTCTGATGTTGGCCCATAAGCTAACACACGCCCAAATTTAGTTTGTTCATCAGCTAAATCATTTTCAATAGCATGTTTAGTTTCTGTTAAACTACCAACGATGCAACCTTTATCTCCTTTAGCTTTATCTTCCACTTGTAAAATCAATACTGTATCTTTACCACTTTTTGGCATAGTTTAGTTCTCCTTTATATAAAATTTTAACCTTAGTATTCCATGTTGTGTACGACCATCTATATCATCAATAACAGTAAGTGTTAGCATTTCAGTTTTAAAGACTTTAAATTCTTCGTTTAACTCTAAGTGTTTCTTTGATATAGTCTTAAGCGCACTATCTAACATTTCATAACATTCTTTTTTACCTTTGTAATTGCTCCAGGCGTGAATTGTGAAAATCACTTCTTCACCAAAATTCGTTTTAGTAATAAATTCTTTAGTTTCTGGAGTACCAACAACTAGATAAGGATATTCAGTACTATGTTCAACATAATCGAAAACTTTATATCCAGTTTCTTTTAACCTTTTAAATAATGCTATTTGCAAAGGTAATAGTGATGTTTTTATCATTGATTATCTCCTTTCCTAAAGACTATTTAATTCAGATATCCAGAACGCTCGACCAATTTCAATCGATGGATACCAGAATGGTTGTGGGTGGATCCCATACATAGTAACCCACCTATTTAATTTAGTTGAATAGAAACGCCAAGGAATTTTTTTGGCCCTACTTCCTCTAGTTGCATATATACCAGTACCAAATTCAATATATATCCCGTGTTCGGCTCCAACACGTACATCAGCAGTGAACCCACCAACTGAACTTTCTATTGATCCTCTTAATTGGCCTTCATCAACTGGCGCAAGCCCCTTGGCATTGTCTTCTATTGTATGGGCTGTTCTTGCTACTATCCTTTGTACTTTCTTACTTACCTTTTGAGTATAAGCCCTCGCATATGCTTCTAATGCTGGGTTTCCAAACTTTATTGACATCTTCTAATAGCAGCCCTTATAATCTCTTGTTGGCCGCCTTGATCTTCAAAGTCACTTACGAACTCGTACCTAACACCCAAATAAACTATTATCATATCTTTAGCAAGATGTTCTAACTCGTTGTATCTGAAATATAAGTATCTATCAAAAGTAAATTCTAATCTAGCAGCTTGCAAGCGTTCGTTACTGCTTGGAGTATCAACAAAGCACTCTAATTGCTTAACCACTTCATCAGTTTCAGTATGGCCGCCCGCTCCGTCTTCAATGTATTTTTTGGCGTGTACTTCTACGATGTGTGGAAACTCATTAAAAAGCATGGAATTTCAACCTTCTATATGGCGTTAGCAATGATAGCATACTTTCGGGATATTCAGTATTGTAAGTGTACGATACTGTTCCCATTGACCTAGATTTTAACTCAACTGGTACCATATTCAGTTTTATTGCCTTTGAAATAAACAGTAAAACGGCTTGTGGTACTTCATCATCAAAATCATTGTTACAATAAGCTTTCACCCAATCCAGGCAAATAGAATAGTATAGAGTGATAAACTCATCATGTTCATCACTCTTAATGTTGGATAGCATTTTAATTTTTTTAATGTAATTATTCATCTGTATCAGCTTCTTTTACTTCTTTTTTAGCTGCTTTCTTAGGTGCAGCTTTTTCCTTAACAATAGTATATTTCTGATGTGCATACACGTTCTCATATGCAAATTCAGTAACCTCTACTATTCGACCATCTGGCGTTTGTACCTTAATCAAGTCGTTCACCTCGTTTATTTATTTATTATCCTACTTTAGGTTTTAAAGTAGCAAATGCATCATCTTTAACATTTAAGTAAGCAACATGCATTGTAGCTCTTAAAGCAAACATATCTTGCTCAAATAGGTTTACAGGTTTACCGTCAGCGCCTTGGATAGTTGATAATTGTGCATCTGTTGAAACAGCATACTCAATATCTTGTAACACTCCATAACGTGCATAATCCCAGTCGCCAGTTATTGCAACTGCTTTAGTTTTGTCAATGATATCTTTTGATGCGTATGAAATTGGTAAACCTAAAATCTCATTTGACTTAGAATCAAACATTGGGTGGCCATCATTATCAGTTACGCTTCTCATTTTAGCTTTAAATGCTCTTGATGTTAGTAACCCGTTAGGATCATGCTCATCAGCTTCAACTAATGCTAATAAGTCAGCTAAATCAAAGTAAAGGTTTTTCCCAGTACCTTCAGTAACTGTTTTATGCTTAGCATCAGCCATTTCATAGATTGATTTTCCAGTTCCCCATGGTGAGTCAGTACCAAATAATACAGCTGAGTCAAACGCTCTATAGAACGCTTCAGCGATTAATGGTGCTGCAATTTTCATAAAGTCTTGAACGCTGTAACGTAAGAATTCTTTAGAGAATGGAATAATAACACCAAGCTTTTTAGCTTCCATTTCAGCTTGTTTCCATTCAACTTTAGAAGTTTGAATACGTTCAGCTTCTGAAACCCAGTAAGCCCCTGGCCCTTTAGCTAAGAATGTGAATTTTTTCTTAGGTTTTCCAAGCATATCTTCATATTTAGCTAGTTGCATTACTGCTGAATTTTTAATTACTTCTTTTAATACTAGAGTACCTTCACTTTCTGGTACTTTACCAGTTTTAGCATCTTGTAATAATACGTTATTAGGATCGTGTGGTTTTGTTGTTGTCATGTAATTTTACCTCTTACTTTCTTAAATTAAATTGATTAGCTATTTCAGCTATGTTATTTGAATTGTTTTGGCCACCTTCAAAAGTCTTCACTTCGCGGCCATTACCTTTGAACTTAGCATCTACTTGGCTTTGTACAGCGTTTTGGAATAATTCGTTAAAGCTTTCTAAGTTTGTGTTAGTTTCATCTTCATCATTACCAATTAGATGGTTTACGAAATCTAATGGTAAACCAAGCTCATTAGCTTTCTTCATAGCAAAATTAGTAAGCTTTTCACGTTCTCTTTCCAGTCTATCGCTTTCAAGTTGTGCTTTAAGTTCCCTTATTTCTTTTTGTTCTGGAGTTTCTCCAGGGTTACGTTTAGAAACTTCTTCATCAATCAATTTACTTAAGTTGTTATCTTTCCAAGTCTGTAACCCTTTAGAAAAATGGCTGTCTAGTCTTGGTTGTAAAAGCTTAGCACCTTCTTGTGAGTCTAAGAAACTGTTTACTACTTCGGCCGTTGGTTTCTTCAGTTCGCTTAGATATTCACTAACCGCGCTATCTTGTGAATTAGTTTCTATAAATGTTTTGACTTCTTGTAAGTCCATGTGTTTACCTCCCACCCATTAAGTACGCGCCTTAATGTTCTGATGTATTTTATTTAGATAGTTTAACGTCTTATCCAGGACAAAATTTATTTCTTTATATTTTCTTTATAAAGTTCTTTGTTATCTTTAATAAAATCTTTGCGCCACTCGTTGTAAGTGACATATTCTATCTTTTTATTAGGTGCAACAACTTCACGCTTAGCACGCTTTGTAGCCTCACCCTTACTTAAATCTTCATGTTTAATTAGTTCCGTTATCCTCTTGGCCAGTTTCTTCTGGTACTTAGGATCATCATAATTCCTTGATGTTCTGAACTTAGGTAAGCCCCTAAGTACGTGGCACCTGCAATTAATATCTTCGCTTGGTACACCAAACATCCTTGGCCCTTTTGCTTTATGGCCACCACTGTGAAAATAACCATCTTCATCAGCCTTGCGACCGTCTAGCGCTGCATGTGAAGCCCTAACTCTACTATCTAAGGTTGCCAACCAGTACTTGTTGACCGATATTCCCGCTTTCTTAAGCTGCTTATCACTTTCTAAGGTTGCCATTGTTCTAGCTCGTCCATTCTCTGTACGAACAACACGGCGCGCTTTAGTTGCGCTTATTCCTACTTTCTTGCTAATCTCCTGGGCTGTTTTCTCGTAACTATCACCCTTGATAGCACCTTGTGTAATAGTCTTTTGTATCTCTCTTACTATCTCACTTCGATGTTGTGCCAGTACGTTAGGTAATTTCATCTTATCAATAGGGTTATTTAGCAGCTTATTAAGCACATTCTCACTTGGTATGTCAAAGCCCATCTCAATAGCGCTTTGTATCTTAGTATCGTATATATCGTATATTCTTTGTTCTAAGAATACGTTTCTATTAGAGTTTCTAATCTCTTTTAAGATGCTCTTGTATGCTCCAGTAGTCTTACTTTCAAACTGCTTCATAAACTTTCTTAATCGTCCATACTTTGAAAGCTGTGACCAAGTTAGCTGTCCACCCTTGCTAAGTGAACCATACATCTGGCCAAGTAAGCCCAAGTACTCTTGTGTTAAATTCAAGAATACCTGGTCAATGGCTTCATTAGCTTCAACGCTATACTGCGCTATCTTCGCTTCTAGTTCTGTTAACATTGTTATCACCTTCAATCGGTTCTAGTGGCTCATTAGAGTATCTTAAAGCTTCTTCTTCAAGCTTTTCTTTCTCAAAGTCAACATCATCAATTAGAGTTGATTGACTAAGTCTTGTATCTTCACTAACAACCCCTTGTAATGTTGTTAGTATTTGTGCTTCTTCTAGTCTGTTTACTGGTATATTTCTAGTGAACGTGAAATACATATCCAGGTAAGACTCATCATTCAAGCTAAACCCTCTATGTTTCCAAGCTGTGAACAATACTTTGAATTGATACATTAAAGCACTTTTGAACTTGCGTTCTGAAACTATCGACTTGTTTTCTAGCGCCATTAGTTTGTACCTAATAGCAACACCAGAACTATTGCCACCAAATGTTTCATCATTAAAGTTTACAGTCTTAGCAAACTTAGCAATGTTATCATCCAGAAGATTAAGCACGTTCATTATAATTGAGTCGTTAACATCTTTAGTTAAGTATTTGATATCCATTCTTTCATCGATTAGTTCAAATACTCCAGTCTTGTGCAACTGTTCCAGGGTTTCTGGATCAGCACCCATTCCCTTAAGTACCAAATAAGCAAGCCTTCCCGCTTCTATCTCACTAACTGCACCAGATACAATTTTGTCATAAGCATCAATCAATGTGTACACCTTTTCAGCATCACCCATTAATTCATCGTTGTTCTTAACTCCAAATAGTGGCACATGCTCGAACATATGTAATTGTTGATCAACAAAATTTATACTTCCGTTTTGACCTTTAAAGTAATAAATATACTTATCATCGTAAAATTCACATTCAATATTGTTGTCATTGTCAACAGCATATCTCATAGCATATACTGGTTCTGAAATGTTATCACCAAAGAATACAGCTTCCCAAGGTTTGATATTTTTAATACGTTCATTACCTTCTAAGTCTATGTAACATAATCTTGCTGCATAACCGCAAATAGTGGCCAGTTTCCCCAGTTCACTATCTAAATCTTCAGCCAAGTTCCTTAAGTTGAAGTTCTTAATCTTTTCTTTTAGCTTATCGTCTTCTTTGTCATAGTCGTACACAATAGGTACACCATACATATATCCAGTTTTAGTATCAACAATATCACTATCATAACTATTAGCAACTGAATTATGTATCTTGTCATCTATTCTGTACACATTACCACCAGTTTCAAAATCACCTAGCTTAACCGCTTCTTGTTGGAAAATAGGTACTTCAACGCCCTTATAACGGTTGTATTTAGTTTTGTTCTTATTCATCTTAGCAATATTCTTTTCTATTACCTTGATGATAATTTCTTTTGTGATACCACTTGTCTGGATCTGTTCAATAAATTCATTATTAGTATTCATCTAGCGATCAGCCCCCTTTCTTCTAGCTTTTAATCTCATATGAGAGTATATAGCATATCTCATAGAGTCCATTACATCGTCGTTTTCTTTAACTGGGTTACCAGTCTTTTCATCCCATACATAGTTATAAATTTCCTTCTTAAAAACTTTCACTTTGTCAGATACAACAAAAAAGCGGCCAAGCTTTATCAACCTTGCCACTTCCTCTATACCACTTAATACACTCTTATCGGCGTTTATGGCTCTTATACGTTCCCGTCTGAACCGTTCAACGTGTTCTGGCCTTGCACTATCACAATAAAAGTTTATGTTACCATAACGCTCCTTAATATCAAGCGCTACTTCAGCCCAATAATCTATTTCTTTAAATTGCTTAGCATGTTCTTCCAGTAAGTACCAGTTGTTTAGCTTGTCTATACCAAACACCACTATACTACCAAAGTGACTGTAACCCCAGTCAACCCCAGCTATGTAAGTTTCAAAGTCAATGTTATCAACATCATTAATAAAGTGCTTGTTACTGTCAAAATCACTATACACAACACCTTCACCAGTCACCCACAACCCTCTAATATCTCTATCGTAAAACATACCAGATGGCGTTGACTCTTTAATGTTTTGGATATACCTTGGTGACAAGAAAGTATTATCATCTAATTCAAAATGATAAGATATTATGTTTTCACTTTTGCTGTCAATATATTCTTTCTTTAACCAGTGTTCTGGGTTATCTGGGTTGGTATCAAACACAATCCTAGCACCATCACCAGAACAACGGGATATTATCTCTTTAAACACCTTCTCATTGGCCAGGGATGCTTCATTGACATAAGCGCCAAACGCTGTCATCCCTCTAATACCACCTAAGCCACCAATTGTACCAGTGAAGGCTTGAACGACCTTAACACCGAACAACGTAAATGAGTTGTGTTTATCAAACTTAATGTCTAGTTGGTATCTATTGTATATCTCTTGTAATACGTTGTTTTGAATAGTCTTACTCGATACACCAGCCAATATATACATTGGTTCTTTAATCTTAAGTTTGTCAGCAATCTTACGAACCCTTATTAATTCCCTTAAGAATATATCGTTATTAATAACAGTCTTACCAGTTCTTTTCGCACCGTGCAAACCAAGTATAAAGAAGTCTTCTGTATTAGTTCGCTTAAGTATTTCAATCTGTTTAGGGGTGTACAATCTATTTAAGTTCATTAATCTCACCATCCACCAGCTTGAACAAGTCTGAAATCTTATCTTCTTGACTGCTGTTTTCTTTTTTATCTTCTCTTACTAAGTGTATCTTATTCAATAAATCAGCGGCTTTCAACCTATCCTTTGCACTAACATCTATTTTAGTTATTTCTTGAAACCCCATTCCTTTACCAATTAATATTTCTTCTTTTTTCTCACCCCGCATTACAGAAGTTAAGTATTCCATTATTTCTTGTTGTGTTGCTGTTTTTTGTGACTCTATCACTTTCAACCGCTCATCGATGTAATTTTTTATTCCTACATTTTCCAACAATTTGTGGCTTTGTGACCTTGCATAATTCAAACTATAACCCGCTTTAATTGCTGACTGCATTGCATTCCCGCTAATGATGTACTCATCAGCAAATTCTTTTTGTTTCAAATTAATTTTTACCAACTTTCCATCACCTCTTTTCTACATAATAAAAAAGCGCTATTTCAAGCGCTTTATAAAGGTCTGTATAAAATAATTTGTATTACATTCCATAAAATAACAATAAGAAGAAAAAATATTAATAAAAATTAGCTTATTATCAACAGAATTTTGTAATTATCTAACGGAAAAGCAAAGGTATTTTTTGCTTATACATAAATTTAAGTAAGTAATCATTACATGTTGGGAAATATTGTGGAGAAACCCAACACATAACCAGAAATATATACATTTTTTTAAATGAAAAGGATCAACATCTAACTCCAAACTCCTGCTACTAAGTTCAGTAATTAATTAATGGCTGCCTTTCCGTTAAATTCTTACAATACTATTATAGCACATAAAAATGGCTCAAATGGCTCAACTTTTATGAATTATTTATAATTGTTAAAAAATCTTCTAACAAGCTTTTCTGTTTACGTTTAACCGTTGATATATGCATGTGATACTTACAAGCAATATCATAAATTTTCATCCTTGGTTTAACCAAATATCTAGCGTGTACAAGTCTGTATTGTTCCTGGTCTAACCCATCCAAGAAAGTATCAATACATTTCAGAATACGTTTATTTTCCTGGTACTTCTTATTGTCTAGTTTTTTAATTAAATTCCTTTCATTTTCCCTTCCAGTCTTTTGAGTGCTTATCTCACTCTTATCACCTGGTTGGTGACTATTCAAAAGAAAATCGTTACATTCCATCTTTATGTTACTGTAGTTCTCTAAGAACCACTTAGCATCTTCTTTAGTGTAACCCATTCACTTCATCCCTTTCAATAACAAACTCCGTGATCTCTAATTCTTCAACGAACTCTAGCACCCCTATTGCTCGTGAGTTCATGTATCTATCATTTAGTTTTTCAGCTAAATCTTTAGAATTAATCACAATTTTATTTTTATCTTTCTCATCTACTTTAGCTTTTAGCACAATCATCAATTAACAACTCCTTTATACTTTCACCAAATTGCTCGATAAAACGCCTTGCAAGCTTCTCCGATTTAAAGCAAGGTAATAACCCTAAATGATTAATCGCGTTCCTTCTAGCTATATAGAAATAGCTCGTAGAGGGTGTAATTTCAATACAGTACTTATCTTGATGAACATTACACCAATTAGGTTGCCATCCATCGTTATATATGTTGGCCCAGTTCTCCATATCAAAGATTAAACGGCGTTTTGCATCATATTTTCTAGCTTGTTCTTCAGTCTTGAATAGCAATCCACGTTTAGCAGCCAGCATAACAGTTCCTCGACTATATGCACTAGTCAACCAACAAGATCCATCTTTCTCCAGGATGTAATACTTAGTCAACACTTCTTTTTCATAATCAGCTTTTTGTTTTAACATATCTTTTACTTGTTCATTCATTACAATTCCACCCCTAAAGCTTTTAACTCATCAACAAGATATTCATTTCTTCTTTCAAACATTATTACTATAGATTTTTTCATGGTATCTGGCACTATGATCCCGCCTGGTTTAAATTTTGGCGTTACCAAGTCAACATGTATATAAAAATCACAATTAATATTTTGGATAATAAGTTTATTATTATTTATTTCATTCAATATAGTTTGAACTGTACTTAAATCTTCTAATTTCATTAGCAAAGCACCTCTTTAATTTCCTCTCCGAATAGGTTTATACATTCTTGAGCTATTTTTCTTGTTTTGAAATATGGTAGTTTAGAAATTCTATTCTGAACCGTTGAATCTGCAACCCATAATTTATCTAATAACCCACTATATTCAATTGAATATTTATGTTGACTAACATCTCCCCAATCTGGCTCCCAACCTTCATTTTTTAACTTAGCCCACTGGTGTAACTTAAACAATAGCTTACGTTCTTTTAAGAATTGTTCAGCTTCTTTTTCTGTGTTGAAATATAGACCGTGTTCAAACATATTTTTATCACCAGTATCATTAACGTAATATTTTGTGTCATATATTTCCCCGTCGTCCCCATCAAAAAAATATACAATTTCTTTATTTTCTGGATAAGTCAGTTTAAACTCTTTCTTGTCATCTTCTAGTTTGCTTATAAACTCATCTCTTAAAGCTTTTGCTTTCTCGTCATATTCTTTTATTAGTTCTTCTTTATTCATTGTTTTTCTCCTTATCTAAAACAGCTATTAGTTCTTCGTATGCCTTTTTAAAATTTGCTATTTCTTTTTTTCCAAACTTGCCCCATAATTTACTTGGACTATTTCCAAATAATTTCAGTATCAAACTCATTAATTTAGTCATGTAAGCTAATGCACAAATTAGCAATACCCCAGATCACTGTAAATAAATATACGTCCTCTTTTTCAAATGTACGACCAAATAATTTATACAGCAACCCAACCAACACCATTAATACTAACCATTCAAATAAATATCCTAACATTCTAATAGCTCCTTATCCTCGTATATATTACCAAGTACAACACAACCATCATGTGTAGTGCTATCTAGTGGAATACTTAAATTAGGTTTCTCGTACTCGACCTTTGAACCAAGCATCTTATCTATTTTATTATCCCAAGGATCTTTTATAACATACAACTCAATAACATAAGCGCCATACTCGTTCTTGCATATTACACCTCTAAGCGTTCCAACATCTGAATGTCTTCGCACATATTCCACGATATTCCCCAGTATAAATATTGGCCCCGTTCTTATCTTTGAACCCCGTATTATCCATAAATTCAACATCAGAAAAATCAAGTTCACAATAATCAATGTTAACACCATCATCTATAGCTACTACATCTATATCAAAATGTATTTCTTTAACATCGAACACCTTTTTTTTATCGAACACTTTTCTTTTACTCTTAACATAAATCTTAGGTTGTAACATATTACTCACTCCTTCCTAGTTAGATCTTACTTATCACCAACGAAAATAAGAATTTTGATCTTACTTTCTGTAGGTATAACCTTAATATCAATAATTTCTTCAGTTTCCTTATTAAACTCTTGTAAATCAATGAATGAATTATTAATATAATCTTCAATAAACCCTTTAACCCCATCCACTGTGTTGCAATCTAATTCTTCAATTCTATTTAATTTGTTAAACATATCTTTCTAATCTCCTTGTTCTTCAATTTCATCTTCTTCATCGTCTTCAACTTCTATAAGCACGTAAGAATTACCATTTTTGTACCTTTCGTTTCCATAAGCCCATATAGTGCTTTTAGGTTTACCAGTGTACCTGCATATTTCTGGTATAGTTCCCATGCAAATAAAAGTATCGCGATGATAAAAAGCATAAATCTTTTTATGAGTTTTTTTATTTGCCATAATTCCTTGTTTACTCCTTTAAGAGTTCAAATTTCAAAGTCACTAAGATTTTATATTTATCATCAGAAGCCCATTCTGTATCAGCTAAGTAATAACCAAGCAGCTTCTTTAGTTTTATTCCCTGGATAATCTCCCACGGTGTAGGGTTATGCAAAACAACCGTTATAATATCCTTATCATCACAATTCATAACCTTTCACCTCCAACGCTTCACATAGTTTCCTTAAGGTTCTATATCGACAATGTTCAACACCCGTTCTTCTTAAATTCTTAATGCTCCCAACAGCTAACCCAGTTTTAGCAGCTAGTTCCTCGTTAGTAATTCCTTTTTCATACATCACCTTATCGAACTTACTTCTGAACTTACGTTGTTTTTCCATTGTCTTCACCTTCCTTTTCCTCTAGCTCCCAGGCCATCAACTTGTCAACATGGTTTTTCATCTGTTCGACCATATACGTTTCAAAGTCAAAGCCCAGTTCTTGTTGTAACGTTTCTAGCATCATTTCACGGTCATAATAACGACCGCTTCTCCAATCTAGCGTTACATCCAGGTATTTATCCAAGAAATCTATTAATCTTTTCTTACCAAAATGATGATCTTGTCTTAAAGTCCATGCTATTGCCAATGCACAATCAACAAACATAACCTTCTTTTCTAAGTTCACCAAGCTGGCCAGATCTTTAGCACGTTTATTAAAGGCCATTTCTTCTTGAATACGTTCCTGGGTACTAATTCTTTTTTTTATCTTGTTTACTCTTTTTCTTTTTAATCTTCTTAACCATTGTTATCCTACTTTCTTTTATAGCTCGTAAGCTTTAACAAATACACCACTGATTTTATCGTACCTTTTCTCACTAACAACCTTGCTAACGTGTGAGTCATCCTTCCAGAACCCCATATAAGTCATCCTATCAATAAAAGTCTTAGCTAGATTATCAGCATCAGGCTTAGTTACGTGATAGTCACCAGGTACCTTATCTTTCTCCACTGGAAAGCACCAATACAATTCCACCCCAATAGGAGCATTTAACATTTCATCCTTATGTTTCGGAGCGAACCCAGCAAGACCATTTTCAAAAATGCTTTTTGCTTTTTTTAATCTTGGTGAGTCAAAAATAATTGGTTTACCATTTTTTACCGAAATAATTTTATCCTGGTGAGTTACCTTTGGAATTTTTTTCAGTGGGACAAAAAACTGAATTGCCATTTTTAATTTTCACTTCCTTAACTCCATTTTATTTTTTTACCATTTTTTCATTTTCCATTTTTGGACATGGGCGGGAAGTACAGGACAATGTACGCACAGACAAGGGGGAGTTTTTAACCCCCTTGTTCTGTCGGACACTTGTACTGTCGGACACTTTCCGTCACCAATACTATACTTTTAAGTATAGGGGTGTCGTGTCGCACGTCACGACATCAAAATTTATGTCGCCGACATGTCGGACACGACTACTTTTTTTATGTCGTGTCGCAAGATTTTACCCTTCGACACGACTACTTTTTTTATGTCGTGTCGCAACTTTTTTTATCGTTTTTGAGTCCTTATCATACCTAAATTTTTTACTATTTTCCAGTTTTCTTTCTATAGTTCTTACACTTACACCTAAGTAATCAGCGACCATTTTTTTGGTGGGTTCTTCATCTTCAAACACACAATTTTCAACCGCCATTTCAAATTCCAGCATGTTATCTTTATTACTTTCGTTGTTTTGTTCTGTTCTACCTTTTTTGGCCTTACTATACTTATTATCATTGCTATCAGCTTCTAAGTCAGATAACACCCCAACATCATCAATGGTATGTTTTGGATAATTGAACCATATATTGACTGGTTCGAACTTCGCAAACTCTCTTAAAGTACCTTCAACGCGCCAAGCTGTTTGTTGTTTGACTTTAGCTTCTATCTCCTTGGCTTGCGCTCTGACTTCCATTAAATGGCCACTTAGACTCTGTTCAGCATGGTATTTCATTTTCTCGTAATCATAATGGTCATCCATACCAATTTTTGTAATGTAATACTTGTTGTTAAGTGTTTTAATTCTATCCTCGTAATACTTAACTAATTCGTTATTAATTTGAGTCTTAAGCAGCGTTTCTGGAATATCCAACTCTACCAGGTCTATTAGCGCATCTGGATCCCTTGAAAATACTCCACTACCACTGGCCCTATCCATTGATTTTTTACCACCTTGCGAACCTTTAGAATGATGGTGGCAGTAAATAACTGAGCACCCTAACTCTGTAGCAACCTTATCAAATTGGTTAGTAAAATGTGCCATCTGGTCAGCGCTGTTTTCATCACCAGTAAGAACCTTGTAAATAGGATCTATTATAACCGCCGTGTAATTCTTCTTGTGCGCCCTTCTTATTAGTTTTGGTGCCAACTTATCCATTGGTACTGTTTTTCCTCTTAGGTTCCAGATATGCACGTTCTGTAAGTTGTTAGCACTAAGCCCCATGCTTGTGTACACATCCTTAAACCTATGTAAACAACTGGCTCTATCCAGTTCTAAGTTCACATACAATACACGACCTTGCGCACATTCCCAGTTTAACCACTTCTTACCTTCAGCAATGGCAATGGCCATCTCTATCAGTGCAAAACTCTTACCAGCTTTAGAAGGCCCAGCGATTAGCATTTTATGGCCTTGTCTAAGCACACCTTTAATTAATTCTGGCGCTAAGTCTGGCATATCATCCCAGAAGTCTTCTAAATTCTCTGGATCTGGTAAGTCATCATTTAAATCTTCTATATACTCAAACCATTCATCCCAACTAGCTTTACCAATGTTAGTATCTATTAAGAATTGTTTACGACCGTTTCTAATTACTCCAGGCATCCTACTTAAACGCGACGGGTTTTTATTTTGTGTATCAACCGCTAAGCCGTTCTTAGCACATACTTTATATAAGTAATCAACCCTTTTCTGGTACTCGTGATAATCTCTAGCATCTATCTTAACTATCGCATGAACTGACTTACCGCCACTATGTACAAGACAAGCAACTGGCAACTCTAACTCACGGATAATAGCGTTTTGTTGGGAAACACTCGTTCTATCACTTTCAACCAGTGCATACCTAAACTCTGTTACGTTATCGTTTTTTACACCTTTACCATCTAATGGGTTAAACCTTATCCAAGCCCCCGCTTCTTTGTTATAATCTCCAATAACAAAACCTATATCATCTTTATACTTGTGTAACTTTTCTATTAGATGGCCAGCTGTTCTATCAAAAACACCTTTCTTGGGCTTGTGAACCGTGTTACCTTTTTTATCTTCTAAAGGATAAGTTTCAGTAACAAAACCAACGTTTTCTGTACTTTGAAACAGTGTTTCTAAATAAGTAATCAACTCTTGCGCTGGTTGCCAATTCGTTGGCTCTTGTATCTCTTTTCCTTCTATCCAGCTTTTATCAATGAACTTATAATCACCATCATTAGTAATTTCATCATCCCAATTAAGTGCATGTGAGTTTTCAAAGTCCATATATACTGGTGAATATCCATTCTCAACAGCCATCTGGTAAATTGTGCCACCAGTAACGGGCTTACCAGCGCTTGAACCCTGGAAAGTTTCCCACTTTCTAAAACATTCACCAGGCTTATACCTTGGATCAGCTTGCGACCATTGATCCCACTCTTGTGCTGTTAACCCTTCATGTTTCATGGCCATTCCCACGTTAACCCATTCTTGATAATCAAGAATAGCAGGGTTAATGTATTCTAATAATTCTATTAAATTTTTTTTGTTATCCATTCTTGACTTCCTTTATCATTTTTTTCTATGCTTCGCTCTTTTATCTCTAACGATTGAAACTATAAAACTTACTATCATTACAACCGCTATAATGAAACTTACTATATCTAGTGCATATAATATGTCATATATTACAATCTGCATTTTTTAATGTTCATACTCCTTTTATTTCAATCTTTTTGCTATTTCTTCTATAACATTTACAGTAACACTATTACCAGCTTGCTTGTACAGTTGACTATTACTATTTACTTCTTGCGCCTTGTCAAACGACCAATCTGGAAAACCTTGTAATCTCCAACACTCACGGGGTGTAAGTTTTCTAATCTTGTAATCTGATAATACAACCCCTTGTTCATCGCTTGTAAGTAGTGTATTAGCGATGTTCTTTCCTACTCGACCACGGCGGTTTTTTGAGTTGGGGTGTGAGAAATTAATACTATCTCCAACATCAGCCACCGCATATCCTTGTTTTGTTGCTTCTTTGACTAGTATTTTAGGTTCTAACCCTCCACCACCAACACAATTTAATGCTGGACTTATTCCATCAGTTCCATATATACGTCCACGTTGTGGGTTACCACCAAAACTAGTAGTATTTACAATATTTCCTATTTGTTTTATCTCTCCGTTAGTATTAAGTTTCTCGTCTTCTCCTCTGATAGGAAATACTCTGTAGGTACGTTCTCCTCTAAGATGTGCAACAATGAACACTCGTTCTCTGTTTTGTGGCACTCCGAAATTTTTGCTGTTAAGCACTTGCCATTCAACATCATACCCCAGTTCATCCAAGATTTTAAGCATTCGCGCGAACGTTTTTCCTTTGTCGTGTGATAAAAGGTTTCGGACGTTTTCAAGAAACAAATAGCGTGGTTTGACTTGTTCAGCCGCTCTAGCAATCTCATAAAATAAAGTTCCTCTAGCATCCTCAAATCCCAATTGGTTCCCAGCAATTGAAAGGCTTGGCAAGGGAACCCCCCGCAAATAACATCGACCTTTCCTCTAAGTTTTCTAAATTCTTCATTAGTCACCTCTGTAATATCTTTATAGTCTATTTCTCCTTCTGTATCATGAATAGCGTTGTAACTTAACCTTGCATATTTATCTATTTCACAATATCCAACACATTTGTGGCCAGCGCGTTCCATTCCTAATCTGAAACCGCCAATCCCAGCAAATAAGTCTAAAAAATTCATACTTTCTATTCCTTCCTAATTCATCATACTTTTTGGCTTATACTCTTTAGCAACCATTCCTCTAGGTAAGCGCCAGCCGTTTGCTGCTATTCTAGTAATCATCTTGTTAGCATCTTCAAAACTCCAGTTACCAACTTTTCGGAAACCTCTACTTTCTAGCAACCTAATCTGTTTAGGTGTAGCAAACCCCATCTCACGTCTTTTAATTACACGATCGATCAACAAGCTTGCCTTACCAGAATTATCAATGGCACTTGCATTAATTCCCATCTTTTCAAGCGTTTCTATTTGCGCTTCACTTGGTGGGGCTTGTTCACTTAAGAAGCTTGGCACATAATTGGCAAGATCTTCATCAGCAATACTCATTTCAAATTGTAACGGATCCACTAACTTACCTTTCTTACGTCTTTGTTCAGCAAGTTGTTTAGCAAGGCTTGCTTCTCTATCTTGAATTACTTCATCAGCTGCCTTAACTTCTATTTCTTCTAAGTCAACCGCGTTTCCTACCTCTTTTTCACTTAATTCAGTAATCTTTTTAGCTATTTCTTCATTCTTGGCAATTAAATGGCCAGGACGGCACAACTCGTGTTTTTCAACGTGCCATAAGAAGTCTAATAATAATAAGTTTTCTTTCCCTGGGTGTAACCTTGTACCACGGCCAACCATTTGAGAATATAGCGCCCTAACCTTTGTTGGTCTAAGGACAATTACACAATCAACGCTGGGACAATCCCAACCTTCTGTTAGTAACATTGAGTTACAAAGTACGTTGTATTTGTCTTTGTCAAAATCTTCTAAGACTTGCGCTCTATCCTTGCTTTCTCCGTTGACTTCAGCAGCCTTAAACCCTTTTGAGTTAAGAATATCTCTGAACTTTTGGCTTGTTGCTACTAATGGTAGAAATACAACCGTTTTTCTATCCTTACAATGTTTTACCATTTCATCAGCTATTTGTTCTAAATAAGGATCAAGCGCATTACTAACATCACTTGCCTTAAAATCTCCGTTTTGTGTGGCCACTCCACTTAAATCAAGGTTCAATGGTATGGTTAAACTTTGTATTTTGCTTAAATAACCTTCTTTGATAGCATCCACGATTTTATATTCATAAGCTAAGCTTTCAAAATAAGTTCCCAGGTTCTTCATGTCACCCCTATCAGGTGTAGCAGTAACCCCCAGTACTTTTGCCTTATCAAAATGGTTAAGTACATTCTGATAGCTGTTAGAAATACAATGATGTGCTTCATCAATAACGATGGTATCAAAGTGATCTTTATCAAATTGGTTAAGCCTTTTTTCACGTTGTAAAGTCTGAACACTACCAACTACCACCCTAAACCAAGTATCTTTAGAGGTGCTATCAGCTTTTTCTAACGCTGTATTAAGCCCAGTACTTTTCTTAAGCTTGTCACTTGCTTGTTCTAACAATTCGCTTCTATGTGCTAATATAAGCACCCTATCACCTTTTTTAACTCTATCCTCTATTATTTTGGAAAATACAATAGTTTTACCACAACCCGTGGGAAGTACCAGGAGCGTTTTGTTAACGCCCCTTTCCCACTCCTCTTGAACCTTAACCCTTGCTTCTTCTTGGTAAGGTCTAAGTTTCATTTTTAGAACCCGCCTTGTGAGTTATTCCCTTGGTTATTCCAAGCTGGTTGTTGTTGTTGCGGTTGGTTGAAATTAGGTTGTTGTTGTGCAAACGGGTTTTGTACGTTAAGCACTTTTGTAATATCAACATCGTCTTTGTAAATCATGCTTTTCACTTCATTGTATTGGTTTCCGTTGTGTTCTCTAATTCCCACCTTACAAACTCCAGTTGCTCCTGGTAATTGGTTCCAAGCCATTTTTAATGGTTCACCTTTTTTCTTAAAGCCAATCGCTCCAAAGAATGCTGAAAGTAAGCCTTCAACAGAACTGTGTAAAAATAAATTATGTTTAAGCGTTGTTTCACCTTCATTAGCTTTTATGTTGATTGATACAATCGCCTTCGGACAACTTGGTAATTTTGCATTAGGGTTAGTTGGCACGTGTTGCGCTCTTTCGTATCCTTCAACAGTAAATTGGTACAGTCCTGGTGGTAATAATACGAACTCACTATCTTTTACTATCTCAGCATCCCAGTCTAATTCTCTTTCAAAGTTGTTGTTAAAATTTGTATTGTTATTCATCATTTTTTTAAATCTCCTTAAAATTTATATTGTTTTTATTTTTGTTTTAATTCTTTTAATAATTGTTTAAGCCCTTCCCATTTAGGGATGATGTAACCAGTTAAGTAACCTTGTTCGTTGTAAACACTCATTGGCGTTCCTTTAGGGAAATATCCTTTACTTTCACTTACAAGCTTAATATCGTCTTCAGTAATTCCATCTTGTTGCATTAAGTCCCATAAAGGTTGCGGGATATAATCGGGCTTATCTGGTTTAAACGGATCCACTAGTTCTTCAACTGGCTTGTTGGCCACTTCTGTAATTACATCCTTGAACTTATCTTCTATAATCTCACTACCAGTTTTTACTGGTTCTTCTTTAGGTTCTGGCTTTTGTTCTGGTTCTGGTTGCTCGAAAATATGTGCTATACCACTAAAATCAAGTGGCAGTTCTCCTGGTAAACCATGTCTATTCTTAGCATCCCAGGCAGCAGCGTGTTCAGTGTACATAACACGTTGTGAACCTTGTGCCTTTTTCTTAGTTGAACCCTCTTGCGCTATTAGATAAGTTTTGTAATTACAGAATAGAACCATGTCAGCCCATTCTTTTACAAGTGGCGCTGTTTGAGAACTAGTCTTTTTACCAAGTTTCAGTTCATATTTATCATATGATCCCATTTCATCTGGTAATTCAAACTTTCTAATTTGCGCATGTGCTGTAAGTACCACGTTGATACCTATTTCAATTAAATCTTGTAATTTGTTTAGGAAACGTCCCATTTCTTCTTTTGCATACACATAACCATTACCATAACCGAAATCTTCAATACCTTTCTTACCATGCATTGCACATAGATTATCAACACAAAGCGACTCAGCCCAATCAATAGTATCTATTACCAGTGTTTTACATACTGTTGGGTTTGCCTTGATAAATGCTATTTGATTATTAAGCATTACCCAGCTTGTTGGTTTATCTAATCTGGCAACGTCCATATTGTCTGTTGATCCTTCTGTATCTATGAACAGAGGTTCTGGGAATTGTGCAGCTAGTGAACTTTTCCCTATTCCTTCAGTACCATAAATAACAACTTTTTGCGCTCTTGCTCTTTTACCTTTTGTTATTCGCATTAAAATTCACCCCCTTCATTATTCAGCCAAGCTGGCTTAACTGGTTCTTCTACTTTTCGCTCTTTAACATATCCATCTTCAATAATTATCTGGCATTCTTCACCAGTGCTTACTCGTGTTGCTATTGCTTGTAACTTGTTATCTTTCAACCAGTTAGCAAAATCTAGCAACGTTTCTAAGTCCATTTGTTCTAACTTATCAACCAGGACAAACTCACATTGTGGGTTTATCTTTCTAACAATGGCAGTTGCCACTATAAGCTGTTCAGAACCACTCATATTATCCCAAGGTTGGCCCTTGTAAGTAATTACACCATTGTCAACGCTAAGCCCTTCTAGTGGTAAATTAGCACCATTTAACAAGGCCAGCTTCTGTTCTCGTAATGCATCTATTTCATCTGATAAATCTTTATATTGCAGCGCATAGTATTCAGCATCCATTTCAGCTTTCTCACGATCCTGGTTAGCGCGAACTTTCCTATTAATTTCTTCGATATTTTCGATACTTTGTTCAAGTTCTTCAGTGCTTTCATCTATTAAGTCAACAACATCTTTATTAGCTATCTCTATATCAGTTTCAAGAGTTTCTAACTCGTTATTTACTTCTAGTAATTGTCTTTCTAATTCAGCTTTTTTATTAATTACTAATGTTTGTCTAGCAGTTAAATTCTCTAGGTTATCCCTTTTACGTTGGTTTTCACCATTTCTGGCCAATATTTCTTGTTGTTCCTTAATCAATTCAGAAGCACTTACTATTTCATTTCCAACCTCTTTATAAAATGGTTGTTCTTCAGCATAATGTTTCTTCTGGTCTCTAATTTGGCCAACTGTTCGGCGTTTATTATAAAGTTCTAGTTCTTCTTGCTCTATCTGGTAAATCTTTTCACCAAGACCATCTACTGTATTTAATAACGCCTTAGTCTTATCCTTAGAGTTCATCTCCATAAACTTAGGTAAGTTGATGGCAAATTGTTCAACAAAGCTATTTAGCAAGTTTTGGCCCGCTTTCTTACCACTTGGATCAATTACCTTAAGGGTTCCATTTTCTCCCTTACGTTCGACTATAAGCCCATTATCAAGCTGTATTTTAATAATCGGTGGTACAACGCTCCCCTCTCTTTGTGGGTTAGATGGTTTGTAAGAATTACCACCCAACGCCCAGGCAATTGAGTCCAGAACACTTGTTTTACCTTGGCCATTTCTACCACCAACAACAGTTAACCCATTCGGTGTAGGCTCTATCTGAACCGCCTTAACCCTTTTAACATTTTCTATCTCTAATTTATTAATCTTCACCATAAATCGCACCCCTAACATACCTATTAATTCTTATGCTTGTCTTTCGTTTACCATGTAATTATCGTGGCCCATTCTAACCATTACTATTTTCTTATCTTGTAAAAAGTCTTTCTCCTGGGGTGATAACATTTCACTTAGTTTATCGAACGCGCTGAAATCTTCTTCATGATGATCAGTTTCTTCTTTAATAAACCTTGGTTCGCTTGCTTTTTTACCATCAAGGTGGTTAAGCCAAAACTCTCCATATCTAATAATCTTTTCAATATCTGTTTTTGGATCCTTGTGCTTTTTATCAGCCCTAAAAGCATATTTAATAATATTTGCTTGGCAAACACTCCCAAAATCTTTTACAGTAGTTTGTATCACATCTATCAATTCACCGTTTCCAGCTTTGTAATGTGTTGGGTTTATATTATCTTTCTTATTTGTCATGTTGTTTATTTCTCCTTTTCGTGTTAAAATATAAGTAAGTAGTTTATATAGCGGTTATTTTTTTAATAGCTGCTATTTTCTTTTGCTTTTTTTCTTCGTTTTCTTCTTCTGTTTTAGTTTTTCTTAATACTCTTAGAATTAGTTCAACTCTTTGTTTAGTTGGTATTTCCATTAATCGTTGTTCTAGTTCTTCTATATCTTGCTTGTTATCTCCATATAAGAGTTCGTTAACAGTCATATTCCCAATTAAAGCTATCATACCTAATCTTGATAAATTCGGTAACGATATACCGTTTTCCCAACGTGATATTATACTTTTTGCTGGTGGTAAATGTTTCCCATTTTCCCACTCTGAAATACTACTTTCACTAGCACCAATAAGTTCACCAAACTGTTTTAGAGTTAACCCTCTTTCCAACCTTATAGCTTGTATTCTTTTCCCAACTAGTTTTTTATTAGGTTTCATTCTTTTTCACCGCCTTTCTTTGTGGATATACTGGCTTAACGGGTTGTACTTCAGTAAACAATTCACCAGGTGTAATATCAAAGTAATTACATAATGTATTTAAAGTTTTTATTTGAATACCTCTACCAGGGTGGTAATATAACCCCGTTAATGTAGTTCTTGAAATTCCAGTATCTTTTGAAACTTTAGTTATACTTAACCTTCTTTCAATTATTAATTTTTTAAAATTAATTCTGTATTCTTTCATTTTTCTCACTCACCCCTAACACTTCATTTATTAATTTAATTCTTTCCTTAGTTGGTAAGTTTAACAATCTAATTTTTAAGTCTTTTATTTCCTTTTCTTTTCCATATAACAGTTCTTCAACGGATATTTTCCCAAGTTTAGCTATCTCTATTGATTTTTCACGCCTTGGCAAAGATTTTCCTAATTCCCAAACAGATACATTACTTTTACCTACTTGCAAAATAAGTCCGAACTGTTCTAATGTTAAATTCATGTTTTTTCTTATTGAAAATATCCTTTTACCTACTTCTTTCTTGTTAGGTTTTTTTTGTAAAACTCCAGCTACCTCTTGATCTCTATTATTTTGGTTTCCATAAAGCAATTCTGTAACGTCAATATTGGCCATTTGTGCTATCTTTTGCAATCTTCTTTTATTAGGTAAACATGCACCACTTTCCCATGCTTGAACATTTCCTCTACTTGCTCCAAATAAATCTCCAAAACCTTGTATTGTGTAACCTCTATTGAGTCTTATAAACTTTATTCTTTGGCCAACCTCTTTTTTATTAATTTCCTTCTTCATTTGTTACATCCTCTAACAATCGTTTAGCTAATAGTAATTTCTCTTTATTAGAAAGCTTTTCGACTTCATCGTATAAGTTGAAATTATAACCATATAACAATTCATTTATTGTAATGTTAGCAATCTTGCACATTTTAGCTATTCTTCTTTTTGATGGTAAGGAAACACCTATTTCCCATTGTTGTACATTGCCTTTTCTGGCGCAAAATTGTTCTCCAAAAGCTGCTAATGTCAAACCTTGTCTAAGTCTAATTTCTCTTATACGTTCACCAACTGCCTTCTTATCAATGTTTTTCATCATCTCTTTGTTAGTCATACTAACACCTACTTTTCTTTTACAAAGCTACCATCAATCATTTTTCCAGTTCGTTTTGAAATCACGTTATAAGCCGCTTCTATACATTCGCAAAGTGTTAAGTTGTAATCTTTAGCGATAAAGTCCAGAAACTCAACATACTTAGCAATTTTTAAATCTAAGTTTGTGATTGACTCTGATATGAAAGTATCGTATAAGCTAAGGTCTAACCTTTTTAACTCCACGATGTAATACTTATAATCAACCGCCATTGGTAATTTGTAATCAGTAAGCTTAATCAACTTAAAGATTATATATGGGTTCTTGGCTCTCATTCTTGTTGAGATGGCCAACGTTACATATATATCACCAATTGCATCCTTAATTTCTTCAATGGCTTCTTTGTTGCCATTCTCATAGCTTTCTATAGCTGTTTGCAATTCCAAACATTCCTCACTAGACTTAAGTAATTGCTTAGTAAGTCTACCAGTTTCTAAAATTCCTTTTTCTTCAGCCCATTCAATTATTGGCGTGTAATACTCATAATGTTGTTTTTGCATTCTTTTTTTCTCCTTATTCAAAATATTTTTTACTAAAATCTTTATCGAACAAGAATTGAACTATTGCTATTATTCCCGTTGCTATCCCGCCAATTAATTGCCAATCAATGTTAGTTAGCGTTAAGAAGCAAGCACTAACGACCAGCACCGTCCAATAAATAACATTTAGTTTATCTTTTTTGATTTTTCTTTTTATTTTAGTTTTTAGCATTGTTACGTTCCCTTTCTCTGTTGACTTGGTTTATATAGTTGTAAATTCTTACCTTGTTGTAAGTCTTATTAGTAGTTAGTGTCCCCTGGATATATAAGAATGAATTATCTAAGCTTTCTATTTCTTTAATGAATTTGTTGAACTTGTCTTTTGACTTATCCATCTGTAAGAATTTCTTTAACTCATTTCTACTTATCCAATGATCTGGGTTTTCTATTTTATCCAGGTAAGCATTGTACGGTTCTTGCATTTAAACACCTTCTTTCAATTTGTTTAAGTCGATATCTAATACCTTTGCTATTTTAACAGCGTGATCTAGTCTAGGATTAGATGTATTGCCATTGACTAACGCATATAATGTTTGCTGAAATATTCCTGTCTCCTTCGACAACTTATATACAGACATGTCCGTTTCTTCTAAACGCTCTTTTAATACGTTGTAAAACTCTTTCATAATAATTTGACCTTCTTTCGCTATATTGGTATAATTAATTTGAGTATTTCCTGGAAATTAAATTCTACTACTAAACCTTTTCGATGAAATACTGGATACTTAAAGAAAGGATGTGAATTATATATGGAATTAAATTATGACTGTATTCGAGATGTGCTGCTTGCTATTGAAAAAGTGACTACTTTCGATAAAAGTTTCACACTATATAACAATCTTGAAAATTTACAGCAATACACAATTGAAGAACTTCAGTACCACTTAAGACAATGTGATTTGGCTGGATTTTTATACAAATATCAATCATTCATGGATGGTAATATCAGTGTTTTAGATTTAAGTTTCCAAGGTCATGAATTCTTACAATCTATTAGAACTGATAAAGTATGGTTTAAAACTAAAGATATTTGTAAAGAACTAGGTATCAAAACATTGCACGGTATTCTTCAAATTTCATCTCAAATCATTTCTCAAATCATTTCTGATAAGTTAGGTATCAGATAACTTTTTACTCATTATTGAATCTATTTCAACATCATCTACGATTAATTCAATAGTGAGTTTTATTTTATCGCTATCAGCATCAATGCTATAACTGATTAATTTTTCTAATTTAACATCATTCAAATAAAATTCGTTATTATTAATTGTAAATTTTATAACCCGTTCCTCCTTTCTCCTCTCTTGAAATAAGGGAGGTTTATTTTTCTTTACAAGAGGCTTTTTGTTCTCTTTCGGGAACGTCTTCTGTAAAAAAAATAGATAAATTATTTTCAGTATAACCTAGAATTTTTATCATTTTTAGAAATTCATCTATACCAATATCAATTATACCTAATTCTCTTTTAACATAGGGCGTTCTTGAACTCCACCCCATTTTAGTAGCCATTTCCTCTTGAGATAACCCTTTTGCAACTCTTTCCGCTTTTAATCTTTTAATATCTAATCTCATAATAGCTCCTTTCTATTTATTCGTTCTCTTTCGAGCACAAATTAATAATAACACCATTGTTCTCGTTTGTCAACACTTTTTTTAAAAAAATATAAAAAAAGTTTTTTTTTGATAATTCTTGTATTCAAAAGGGAACGATGTTATAATATAATTATTAATAGGAGGTGATTAAAATGAATACTAACAGTGAAGTAGTAGCATTGGTTAAAAAATTGACAACAGAACAAAATATGTCAATGAGTGAATTGGCACGCCGAGTAGGAATAGCAAAATCTGCTATATCAAGAGACTTTAATGGTACTAGAGAATTACCTCTTAATAAGATAGAAGAATTTGCTTCAGCTTTACATACTACACCTAATTACTTATTAGGTATGGAATACGAACCAACGCAAGCACAACAAGGAATTAAAATACCAGTACTAGGAACAGTAGCTGCTGGAATACCTATATCAGCCGTTGAGGATATATTGGACTATGAGGAAATACCTCAATCATGGAAAAATCAAGGTGATTTTTTTGGACTTAGAATTAAAGGTGATAGCATGAAACCAGATATAAATGATGGAGATACTGTTATCGTAAAACAACAAACAACAGCTAACAATGGAGATGTAATAATCGCTCTAGTAAATGGAGATGATGCTACTTGTAAAAAATTTGAAAAGCTTGATAATGGAATAATTTTAATATCTAATAATTCAGAATACTCACCTATGTACTTTTCAAATGAAGAAGTTAATACAAAGCCAGTAGTTATTATTGGAAAAGTTGTTGAGTTAAGAAGAAAGTTTTAAATGTAAAAATAATATAATTAAAGAAAGAAGGTGAACAACGTGGGAATAATTGATAAAATTCAAGATAATATTAAAAAACAAGAGGAATTACAAGCTCAAAAAATTAAGCTGTTACAAGCTGAAAATCAAGCTAAACTAGATGAAAGAAATGCTAAACTTGATAAGCAATTAGAGAAATTCCACCTGGATAATGTTAACCAGGAAACTAAAGAGAGTTTAAGATATGCAACTTCACTTTTTGCTACTTCTGGTAGTGGGCTTTCTGACTTATTCTTACCAACAAAACATATTGAAACAAGGAATAATGAGTTATTAAGGGCCATAACAACCCAAAATTACATACTTATCAAGCAACAAGACAACCTGGAAAAACAAAACGATGAAATCATTTCTATATTGAAAGATATTAGTAAAAAACTAGACAAATAAAAAAACTCACACCCCCGCCAAGAGTTGTGAGTTCAACTGTGATAAATTTATCAATGTTTACAAAGTCTTTAACTTAATATCAATATTCGAACGCTTAAAAGACTCTAACATGTAAATGTTGGCTTTGTTTAAGGGTTTGTTCGGCCGTTCATTCGAACGCCGTTCAGATATGAATTAAGTTGAGGTATGCTTCAACCCTCTATATAGAAATATTGTAGCATACCTTTCTAAAATAATCAATTTTAAAAGAAAGGATGTGTATTAATTGTACAAGGAAATAACCCATAATGGTAAGTATAGATATATTCAATCGTTTAAGGATAATGATGGTAATACAAGGCGTGTTTCTATCGTTAAGAATAATAAGACTCGTGCAACAGAGAAAGAAGCTTACGACCAATTACAAGCTAAGATTGAAAAGATTTTAAACCCCGCTTCTGAAGTGAAATTACTGGGATATTATAAAAGTAAGTTCCTGGAGTTCAAGAAACCAACTCTTACAGAAGGTTCTTATAAGATGTATAAGACTTACATTAAAAAGCTAGATGATAATGAAAAACTGGAAAATATAACCAAGATAAAATATGAGAGGATGCTAATTGAATATAGAAGTCAGCACTCACCAGAAACAATAAAATTTATGGTTAGACTGTTTAACAACCTCTTTAAGTTTATAAAGAAATATTATGTTAAAAGCTTTGATATTCACTTAGAGTTCAAGCTTACCAAAGAGGAAAAAGCTAATGAATTACAAAAGATTAAGTACTTAGAAAAGGATCAAATACCAGAGATCCTGGCCAGTATTAAGAATAATACTGTTCGTAACGTGGCCATTATCCAGTTACACACTGGGCTTAGAATAGGAGAAGTCCTGGCACTAACCCCCAAAGATGTAGACTTTACCAACAAAACTATTTCAGTAAATAAAACCAAGTCCCAGCACGGTGTAATATCAGCACCAAAAACCTTAACTAGTATCAGAACCATAGAGGTTTCCACTTATGTGCTTAATATATTGTTTTATTTCATTTCAAATAAAGAATATATATTCCAAGTCCATTACAATACCATACTGAACCATCTGAAGGGGTTAAACATCACTTCACATGCATTCAGACACACCCATGTAGCCCTACTTATAGAAGCAGGAGTACCAATCAAGGTAATATCTGAAAGACTTGGCCATTCTGATACCAGCATAACGCTTAGTATTTACACCCATGTCACTGCGAACATGAAAGTAGACTTACAGAACAAACTCGAAAAAGCTTTCCCTATTTTTTCCCTATAAATGAAATCAAATAAAAATAAACGCTGTTAACTCAATGATTATCAGCGTTTTATTGTATAATGAATAATTATAGCATGAAACTGGAAATTGATAAAGTGAAAAGTATATTACAGCATAAATATAGCATATTTCAACCCTATCGCAACATATTTTTTCATTATATCAAAACTACGAAAAAACAACGGAAATTAGCAACCATTTAGAAGGTTTTTCCCTATTTTTTCCCCATAGAAAAAAGCCCTTGTGATAAGGGCTTAGTTTATTAGAAATATAATTCTTCAGCTAGTTGTTCTAATTGTTCAGCTAGTTGGTATGCACCACGATTATATTCAATGTAATATTCATCATTAAATTCATCTTTTTTAATGTGTTCTTTTAATTCTGGTTCTAATTGATTAATGAACTCTTTAATTTGTAAGAAACTTAAATCACAAACGTAAGGTATATTTTTTAAGTACTCTATTTCTTCACCAACATATTCAATCTCACCATGTAAGAAATCTTTTACAAAAGCTTCTGGCCCTTGGTTGTAGACCTCGTTAGCGTGTTCATCATTTTTAAAATACTCAAAAGCTTCACTTGCGGCACCATCTAAACTATCGCTGTACACTTCTTTTACTTTCCCTTTATATTCAAAACTTAATTTTAACATTTTTCTATTCTCCTTTGATATCTCTTTTTTGTATTCGTATAATTTTTTAGCTATTTTTAATGTCATATTTTCTAATGCATATTTACCATTTCTATAATTCTGGATAACACTCAATGTAATTCCAGTATCTTTAGCAATTCTGTAATCTGTAATATCGCTATTGAATAAATCTTCTATTTCTTTAATTATTTTATCCATCTTTGCACCTCTATATAAAACTTAAAACTATTGAAATTATTGTTGCTATAATTCCAAGTACCAATATCACCATTTGTATTTTTTGTATTTTTTCTTTTTTCATGATATAATGTGAACATAAGCAAGGTACTTGGGGTTTTTCAACCCCGTTCCCTTTTTGATTTAGAAGATTTTTCCAATTAAATCTATCAAAGACTTTATTATCTGTAATATAGCGAGTATTATCGATAGTCTTAATAGAATTAATTGTCGAGAGTCTTCTTTTTTATTTTTCAACCTCTTTCTTCTGTTCACTGTTTCACCTCCTTACATTTATTATTATACCTTATATAGAGTATAAAGTCAATAGATATTTTAAACTTTTTTTAATTTTTTAACGGAAATTTTTAATATTATCTATTGCAATGGAAATTTAAGCAATAAAAAAAGCCCTACCAATTAAGGTAGGGTTTTTCAACTATTAGGGAGTAATATGAAAGTGTTAAGTATGGCACTTAACAAATTTAATTATACCATATGAAATAGCGATAATTAAATTATTACTCAACTTCTGTTAAATATTTGTCTTCGATCCATTGGTCAGAGTCTTTATAATTTACACGACTCCAGCCGTCTTTTTTCTCGTAAACTCTTACTCTTGTACCAGCTGCAACAAACTCTTTATCTTCGCTATCTAAAGATGGTTGGCTTTCTAAATAGTAATCAATGCTTACTGTTGCTTCATAATATGCTTGGTCACGTTTTGGCAGCTCAACATCTTCATCCAGGATAGATTTTTCAACTACTTCAGCAGCTGGAATTTCACCAATTTTCACTTCTCCACTCATTAATTTTTTAATTCTATCGATGAAATAAGCTTTACAATTTTGAGTTCCAGCGCCATAATAAGCACCACCATTGCCATGTAACTCCATTGAACGATGTGGACACGCTGTAGCGCTAAACTCGTGATGTAATCTTACAGTATTTTCATTTACTGGCAATCCATAAGACTCTAGTAATTCACCAGCAATCATAAGCGCTGCATCTTCATTAGCAATAAAATCTTCATCAGATGCACTCATTGATTGACAAGCTTCAATTCCAATATAATTGGCGTTACCTTCATATGTTGCTGTGTGCCATTCCTGGAAGTTTACTGGTTGGAATACTAATACATCGTTTCTATCAACGTAATAAGCCGCAAAACCAGTTGCAAGTGTTCCGTTATTTACTTTTGCTTCTAATTGTGACTCCCACGCCTTCGCACCCCAACTTGACGCATCGTTGTGTAAAACTATACCACGTATTGAGTTTTTTGGTGGTGCGAAATAAATTCCTTGATTGAAATATGAACTGTAAATATCTGCCATTGTTTGTTCCTCCTAAAATTAAGTAAAATAAAAAGACTATTACTAGTCTTGTTTTGGTTTGTCGTATGTTAAGGCTTGTTCACTGTCTGAAAAACCTTTTGTCGTTGGATCATTAACTATTCCTAGTAGACCTAATATTAAAAATACTGTGTCAACAATCGCGTTTATGTTTGTGTTGAACAATTCAGTATTTAAGTTATATCCTAGCAACATTGCAACTTGTTTAATAAGTAGTAATAACGCTGCTATAAACGCTAATACAAAGCGTTTGTTCTTAAATCGTACTTTCCAATTTATCATGGTATTCACCTCCTTTCTAATTTAGCGGCCATGGGTCGCTCGTTAAATACGAGATTGAACTTACTCTTATATCGCCAATATCTCTATCTGTTGGCACGGGGTCTGTGAATTGGAAACGTAACATGTTACTATCTCCTGCTCCTCCTAAATACCATGTTCCATAAGGCGTTCCCTTATCGTTGTATATCCCACCGATTAGTGAAGACTCTGAACGGTAGCCTTGAGGAATACCTTGTAAACCTAGAATAAACACATTACGTTCTCTATCCGATGGTTGAACTTGATACCCTGCTCCACCTCTTCTAACTATTCCGAACCAGCCCCAACTCAAGCCACCGAACTGATAAGATACTACATTATTTACACGTCTTACTTTAACGAATGAGTTTCCTAGTTTCGATACTGACGGAAGTACTTTCCAACCTGTGTCTCCAATTAGAACCTCCCAACCTGTGTTACCTGTTCCACTTTTCTTTATCCACTTCAAAGCACCGTTAGTTACTACTTCATCTACATAAGTTGTTCCAACGGGTGCTGTTACTACACCATTTGGCATTCCACGACCGTGAATTTCCCATTGTTTAGCTTCTAAAACTTTTAATCGGTTGTCTAGTTCAGTTGTGTTTCCACCATTGCCAGTGTCAGCTGGTAAGTAATTACTAATATTCTTATTAGTGATAAGTTTAACGTTATCACCTTCTCCAAACTCAAAGTCTGGTTCGTAATTATCAGGTATTGAACTAGCTAAAGTATATAATGCTGTATCTAAGTTTGTATATTTACCGTTACCGCTAATTATTATACGTTCATCTCTATTGAAGTAGATTTTCCCGAACGCTTTCGTTTGGTCTCCTTGAACTGTTTTTTGGAAATAAATATAAGGTGCATAACCATTAAGAGCAAGTGTAAATGGTACTTCATCTCTATCTAGCTTTCTATTAACAGTAATTTGTAAGTTACCTAAACTAGTATTTAAGTCATTAAACTCACCTCTTGTAGCAAAATCACTAGTATCAACATTCCCACTTGGTCTATTCTCAAGAGTTGTAAGCCTACTCTTAATATCCGTGTCGTTGTATGGTTGCGGTAATTCAGTTTTTTTAGCATATTTCTCATGCTCTTCTTCATCTAAAAAAGCTTTTCTAAGCGCTTCTTTAGTAACAAAATTACTAGTATCTACGTTAGCTGTAACCGGTCTGTCTTTTAATTCTTTAATTTCCCTTTTAATTTCACTATCGTCATAACTTGGTCTAGTTTCTAATTGAGTAACTTTTTTTTCAACATCTTCAACAGATTTTTTTGTAGCTAAGTTTGTTATGTCTTGGTGTTTAGTAAGGAAATTAGCACCTTCCAACGCTGTAAGGCGTTGTTTAACGTCAGTATCATCGTAAGACGGACGTTCTTCTAGTTTAGTAACTTTTTTCGCTACTTCGTCAACGTTGTCCTTAGTTGCTAAATTGCTTATGTCCGTGATAAAGTTCTTTTTATTTAGTTCGTCTTCAACAAGTCTTGGAAATGTTTCATTATTAACGAATGTTTCTTTTAACGTTTTAATTTCTTCGTTTAATACTTCCTTTGTAAGTACGTTATCAACATCAACAATCATACTGTTAGCGAAATAACGTTCTTTTATTGGTTTATTTTTCGCTTTATCAAGTTCAGATATTTTAACGTTGAATTTGAAACTGAAAACGTCAGCGTCTTCGTCGGTATTATCTAAATATAAGTGACATTCAACAACTTCATTTTGAGAAATTAACGATGTATCAAATTTCACTTTAATTTTATTACCTTCAACTACTCCGTCGGTAGTCCAATAAGACTTACTACGTGTAAACTTAAATAGCGCCGTTACTTTTTCCGTTGTTAATGTTGTGTTAGTTATTTCGAACTCAAATAACCCATTGTTCCTATCGCGTGAATAAAATTCACAAAACGTTTCGTCAATTTGTCTTGAGTTAGTTGTATTCTCTAAACTGATTTTTATTAATTTTTTCATTTGTTTACTCCTTTTCATCAAATGCGTCACGTATCTTTTCTAAGCGTCGCTTTAGTCCTTTGGGAAACGGCACGCCGATTGCTGATAGATTTTCAATCAGCGATACGCCGTAAGTCGCAATGAAAAAGATTATAAACGCCGTCGCCACTTCTTCAAACCCTATAAATATTAAGTAAGGATATACTGTCACGACCAAAACTAATACGATTAGGTGTTCGATTAACCCACGTCTTCCTATTGTTGAATTAACCGTCTTTGTAACCCAAGCTTTAGCAAGCCCCGTAATAATATCGAATACTATTATTCCGGAAAAAATGTGAACATATATATCATTAAATAATTCATAATATCTGTTGACTAATTCCGTCATTGTTATGTACAATTTTTTTTACCTCTTTTCTAACTTTTCTAATCTCGTTGATAATTCTTCAAGTTTAGAATGTAATTTTTTATTTTCGTCGCTTAATTCTTGGATACCTTTTACAAGGTACGGTATCATTTCGAAAGCCCCGTAAGATTTTATGTCGTCCGGTAATTCTTTAAAAGCGTCCGGAATAACCTTCTCGATATCTTGTGCCATAATCCCACAAGAAATATCTGTTATTTCTTCGTTGTATTCTTTTGTATAACTATATGTTTGTAATTTATTTAATTTTTCTAAGGCGTTAACTTCACTTTTTTTAATATCTTTTTTGAAACGTCTGTCGGAAATCTCTTTATTTAACGGTATCCAATCGTAAGACCCACCGTATTTATATATGTAAAAATAGCCGTTAGAATAATCAATTTTTGTATAAGTCGGCGAATATATCCACTTTCCGTAATTCTTACCACTTTTGTAAAAAATATCACCGTTTACTTGTAAGTCCCCATATACAATAGGGGTTTCGTGAAAATGCGCTCTGTTCCCACAATGCATTTCTCCGTTTTCTTTAACGTACCAAGCCCATTCGTTAATTTTATCCCAACTAGCCCCCCAGTTAACCCACAAGGCCGTTTGGTTCCATTTACCAGCACCATTCGACATACCTACATAGAATTGGTCTTCACCGGTTAGCCACCAAGCTGACTGACCGTCGGCTTCATGCGTACCAATTTGGAAGCCACCTATATAACCTTTGTAAGAACGTAACGCCCCTTTTATGTCTACCTTGTCGGCGTCAATAACAACACGTCCCTCATTCCCTTCAGTACTTAGGTTAATAGCGCTTATTACTTCATTTTTTTTAACTGTTAACCCTAGTTGGTCTTTAGTTTGATTAATGCTAGTTTCAAGTGTTTGTTTTAACAAGTCCAAGTCTTCCGGTGCCGGCGTCCATTCCGTCGCTATTGTCCCTTTTTCTATTTTAGGGCGTTTGAAATAAATCTTGTCACCTTCGTTACAAGTTCCGGCCATATCTTCTAAAAAGAATGTAAAGTCACGTTCAAATTTATTTGTGAATGTGTGCGAAAATCGTTGCCATTCTCTAGCAATATTAAACGTTCCTGTTTTTACACCGCCTGTACCTTGTCCCATTCTTCCGAATGTTATATCTTTACTTGCTTTAATATCAATTGACCATGTCAAAACTTCATCTTGATATTCTGTTTGTAAAAAGTCAGCGAGTACAAAATAAACACCTTCGTTATCATTAGTATTTAATTTTGTGAATATCGCCGTTCCATTCGATGTGTCTTTGTGCCAATTACTCATTACCGGCATTATATTCGACATTTCGCCACTACCTTTAATCAAGTTTCTACTTGCGTATATAAATTGTTCTCTATATTCTTTTATCGTCGATGTAAAGTTGTCAATTGTACTTTCGAATTTTTTGTTTTTCTCGATGATTTCTTTAATTTCAACGGCGTCGTATTTATTTTCAAGGCGTTCACTCGACATCGAACTAAGTCCGTTGTACGTCACTAATACCATTATTTCTATCGGTAGTCCGTTTTGTTCGCCGTTCTCAAATAAGATTTCATTTATTACGCCGTCTTGATTGACCGTTACTTCAGTAAATTCGCTCCAATCGTTTCGGTTCGCTCCTTTATACTTGGCACGAAGGCCGAAATCTTTCGCAACTTTCGTTCCGTCATAATAAACTTCAACTACCGGTTTAACATCAGTTATAACGTTGTTTGAATATGTCCCGTTGAACCTAACTGTCGCCGTTAAAGAGTGAAGTTTAAAATCGTCAACACTTGGCAACCAAGCCGTCGCATTTTCGCCGGTTTCCACTTTGATATTATTGATAAGAAAATCAACGTCTTGATTTTTCATCACAAACAAGTTAAAGCTTACTGTATTAAAGTTGAATTGAGATGTAAAGGTATGTGAAAAACGTTGTTCTTCGCTAGCAAGTCTAAATTCAACGTTTTGTTGTCCTATCTTTTCGTTCCCGTTGCTAAACATCATTACAAGGTTTAACTCGGTTTGTTCTTCGTTATTCTTAGTATAATCAAACGAAACTGTAAATTTTTCGCCTTGTTTTACTTTCATTATAAAATCTTCACTTGCTAAACCTTTATTATCAACGGTTGGCGTTCCTGTGAAGCGTACGCCATTGACTTCTGTTGCCACAACATCTAAACCACTACCGAAAAACTCATTTGACCACTTCGCTAAACCTTTAACAAAATTCGAATTAGGTAAATAGTTTAAATTAATCGGACTTTCGGGTTTTAAATCTAACACGTTAGGATACCACGTCTTAGGTACTGTATCGTTTAACGACATGTACGGTTCAGCAATTTTAAAATGTCCGTTTTTTGTAGAGAAAATAAAGAATAAGTTATCGTTAAGTGCTTTAAAATCTTGTTGCACTTCATGAATAAATTCTTTGACAACCCAAGTATTTCGGGGTGTATTTGTCGATAAATCAAAGCCGGCCATTTGTTTATTGTTGCTATGTGATTTTAACGCTAAGAAAATACCGGCGTCTACATCAACATCATCGAATATATATATCGGTAATCTAATCGCTATTTTATCGCCACGTTTGAATTCTGTTAATGTACTTACAAATGAAATACCTTTCCAAGCGTTCTTTGTAAGTTTATTGTTGTTTACTTCAACTGAATTATGGGGTGTATAATCATCTTCGTTAATTGTAGGTGATGTCCCGTGCAATTTATAAGATGTAGCGTCTTTGATTTCAGTACCTTTCAATAAGTTAAAAGTAAAACTAGATTTACCGTCTTCACCTTGAATTCTAACCCATTTAAAAGCATTTTTATCCGTCGGCGTTACCGGTGATGTAGTCCTTGCGATACCCATATATTTTTTTGGACTACGACCGAAATCACTGCCGTCAGCGTTATCCGAATATACTAAGTGTGTATATTTGTCGCCGGTAATAGATTTTTGTTGGATATCAAACCAATCAAAATCACTTGGCATAGGTACAGTATCTTTAAATACATAGCCAAAGTATCTATATTTATGATATTGCGCCGGTTCGTTAGTTGGATATTCTGTATATCGTTTATCGCCTTCGTAAATCGTGAACCATTCAACCATTACTTCGTCCCATGGTTCATCTTCCGGAACTAATATAAACTTGAATAACACATCGTCAACATCTTCATTACCGGTTGTAAAAGTTATACTTTTTGTTTCTAAAACATTTTTGAACTCTAATTGACCCCACGGATATTCTTCCATTGTTTTATTGTTTCTAAAATAAGCCCACAACTTACGACGATTACCTTTCGCTCTTGCTGTAAGAGTATACATCGTATTAGGTTTCATCGCTAAGAATATATTCGCTTGCCATATATCGCTAATATCTTTGTCGTTTGTGATGTGAACCCTTGGTTTATTCTTAGCGAATAACGGTACATCGTCTTCCGGTTCTACAACCGTAAAATCTAACCCGTTTAAGTCGTTGGCGTAACCTTTGTATAATTTGCCGTCTTGTTTTATTCTAGTCCAAGAGTATTCAGACGCTTCGGTCGGTGCTGTTGGTTTATCGCCCGTGTAAATACCGATATATGAGGAATTAGGGTCATCAGTCATGTTTCGACCGTCTTCAAAGTTCGAATACTTTTTATAAACGTACGCACTTTTACCGTCTAACCCTTTTAATTCAACATGTTTATTTTTGAAATATTTTTCGCCTTCTTCTTTTGCTATTTGTCGAATTCCGTCAGCACCAATTGTTATATCATTTACTAATTTCTTAGTTTCTTCTTTAGTGATAAAATCTTTTCTAATGCTAGATTGAATAGCGTCACGCATTTTAGTAAAGATGTTTTGTGTATTAACTTCACCGTCTTCAAACTCTTGTCTGAAACTTTCGTCAGATATTAATGTTTTGATAAACGCTTTGTCAATCATAGCGTTTTTAATTTCAGCAAAGTTTAATTGAGCTTGAATAGACTTAATCATTTCAGCTTCTGTTATTATCGTCTTAAGACGAGCGATATTACCTTCAACTGCGTCAAGAATTCTAGTCTTGACTATTTCCGGAATTTCTCCGTTTGCTTCGAATAACGCTTTTTTAACTTCGACTGCACTTTCTGACGCTTTCGCTATATCTTGCATTTTTTCTTCAAGTGCTGTTCTATCAAGTCTTATTAACTCTTTTAAGTTTTCTTGTATTTTAAGACCGTCAACAAAACTTTCGTTGACGGCTTCTTCAATACGTTCATTTAATTGGTTTAATGTTTTTACTTGTCCTAAGTTTGATAGTTTTAAAGCTCCAAAACTAATCTTTTTGTAACGTTTAGCCATTGGGCTATATTCATAAGCTACAACTTTTAATCTTTTATCAATCCCGAATTCGACATTTCTAAACCATACCGTATCAAATAGATTAACTTGCTCTTGATTTTGGTCGATAACATTAACAGTTAAATTATCTGACGGAAAATCTACTAAAGTATTTTGGAAATATTTTTCACCATAAGCTACAAGTTTATCTAAGTCAGTTACGTTTTTATCAGTAACTTTCATATACGCCGTGTATATTCTCGGATATTTATTTATATTCGGGCTATTAACTGTAGCCGAAATAGTTTGTTTTTTATGGTTTTCGGTGTCGATTTCGGCCGTCAATCTAAGTCTTGTAATTAGTTTTTCCGTACTAATCACGTTATCTAAGTTCTTGACGTTTTTCTTATTCATAAATAAGATTTCTGTATCAACACCGCCACGGCTTTTCAAATCTAATAAGAAATTATCTCTTATTAGTTCACCGCCCCATTGTCCTATTATGCTATGTTTATCTTTGCTTAAAACTTTACCTACTGTTGTATTACTTAAGTTAAGTGTATGCATTGACGCAATATCACTATCAAATACAAAGTCGCTTGGTTCATTAATGGCACTCATTAACGCCGTCATAACACGTTTACCGGTCGCTCTATCCACCGCTACAGTGTCAACCCCGATATAATTTATATCATCGCTTATATGTTTAGCGTAAACTCTGACATATCCATTCAATTTATTTACTTTCTTTATTTTGAAAAATTGAAGACCTCTTGTATCGTCAGCTTTTAATAACTTTTCACAAGTTAATTCTTTCCATATTCCAAGCTCATCGACCGGATATCTAAATTTTAAATAGTAATCGCTATTTGCTTTTTGATAAATTGTATCATCATAAGCGGTACTAAGTGGAAAGCCGTCATCAATTTTATTTGTCGCAATATATATCACCTTATTCGCCACCTCGGTTCTATTGTTACTTTCGTTATTCCTTGACCAAATACGACCCCTTGCGTTCCGGTTTCAATTTCAAAGAAACCGCCCCTAGTTCTCGATATAGCAAGATTGCCGTTTTTGTCTAATACGTGTTGTTCTCGATGTTTACATTCAATAGTCATCTTTGTATCAAGATTTAATCTCATTGTTTGTTTACCGATAGTTAATGTTGTTTCGCCGTTACCTTCAACAACAATTTTTGGTTCACTTCGCCAATTCCCAAGATTTTGAATACTTCCCGAAGATGTTAAAATCTTAGTTGGTGAGTTCTTCAAATATTTAAACGGCTGAACATCACATTGAAATTTACAGTGCCATTGATTTTCGGCTAATCTCTTAACCGGCACCGTATTTTTAAAATCTACATATATGAAATGATTAGGTCTATTCCATATTTCAACCTTCATATTCACGCCGTAAAAACGACTAATTAACAAATCTAGTTTTTCTTGACTGTTGCATTGGAATACAAACGTTCTTGAATATGTATCGAACGCTTCTTCAAATATATTAATGTTACCATTAGCCCCGAATGATTTTTCGCTATCAAAACGGGGTTTATTTGCTCGTTCTTGACCGCTGTCAAGTAAATAGATACCTTCTTCAGCGGTAATGTCCCAACCATTCAATATAAAGTAATGCATTAAATTAACCCCCCTTCATCGATTAAATTGTTTAACGGTGAATAAACCGCTTCACCTAATTTTTCGCCGTCAACATTTATTGAACCGGCAAATTCTATATTATGGAAAGCTGTCGATAACTCGTCAAATTTATCGCTAAGAACTTTAAAAGGTGTGCTTGTTTCACTGTCAAAACTCATTGTTCCATAACCGGTAAGGTTGGTGTTGAATTCACCGTCCCAAGCATTAACCATTTGTTCAGATAACGAAGCTATGCTGTCTATAGCGACATCGGAATTTTCGATAATTCCTTCGGCAATTCCGGGTGCGACCCAATGCCCGACTTCGTCCCTAAATACTCTTGACGGTGAGTTAATTCCTAGTGCTGATTTCGCTCTTTCGACAAGTCCACTAAAGAAGCTTGAAATTTGACCATAGAACCAACCGGCCATTGATTGAATACCGTTCCAAACACCTTCAACAATACTTCTACCGATACTAGCTATTTGACCAAGTAACGCACCTAGTCCACCACTTATCGCACTCCACAACCAAGAACCAAAGGCCGATACTCGTTGAGCGCCTTGTTGAAACCATTGAACAAGCTGATTAAAGCAATTAGAGAAGAACGAAGTTACGCTTGACCACATCGAGCTTAATGCTCCGGTGATAGCTCCCCATATCCAAGAACCCCAAGCTGAAACCCGTTGCGCTCCTTGAGTAAACCATTGAACTAATTGATTAAAACAATTAGAAAACCAACTACTAACAGTTGACCACATAGCCGATAAACCGCCTGTTATTGCGTTCCATATCCAAGAACCCCATTCAGCTATTCTTGACGGTATTTCCATAAACCATTGAACTAACTGACTAAAGCTTGTTGAAAACCATTCGCCGACCATTGACCACCACGCCGAAAGTGAAGCGGAAATTGTATCCCACCAAGTCGCTATACTTTCGCCGGCTTTTGCCGGAAACTCATTAAACCATTCAACGACACCGTCCCATATTCCCGAGAAGAAGTCGCTTAACGCCGATGTAAAGGTTTCGAAATATCCAACTAAACTATCCCACCAACTACCAACCGTTTCGCCGATAGCTTCCGGAAAGTTGGAAAAAGCTTCTGTAATACCGTCCCACATTCCCGAAAAGAATTCGCTTATATTATTCCCGAACCCTTCGAGTGTTTCAACGATACTGTCCCACCAACCGCTAATTGCTTCAACGATACCGCCTTCGCCGTCACCACTGAACATTTCCATTAGTGAGTTCCATTTTTCCTTTATCCAATCCCCGACGTTTGAGAAAAAGTCACTAATCGCCGAGATTAATTCATCTGTAGACATTCCTGTTATTAAGCTAATTAATAAACCACCTAAAAAACTTGGTAAGTCTACGAATAAAAATTCTAACGCTCCTTTAAACGCTGACCATAGACCCGAAAGAATACTACTAAAGTCGATATTACTAAGCATTCCACCTAAGCCGGTAAACATGTTGTGAAGTGATTGACCTATTTGATTACCAAGACCGCCCCAATCGAAATCTAATATACTACGACCGAGACTTTTCAGACCGTCCCAAATTGCTTGTCCCCACTTACTAAACATTTCACCAACTGACATTTTACCGTCAAACACATCGTTGATATCTGTCATTAGTTTTCTTATACCTTCACGAAGTGGTTCAATACCTCTAGCCCCAAGTTGTAATAGATTATCTTGTAATTGGTCTAGTTGTCCTTGAAACGTCTTCGCTTGTAATTGCATACCGCCACCGAACGCCTTGTCCATTTGCTCAACAAGTTTAGGTAAGTACTCACTAGCTACTAATTTACCTTGTGACGCCATTTCCATTAATTCAGCTTTTGTTTTACCGGTTGCTTGTGCTAACATGTCCCAAGCCGGTATACCTCGTTCAAGTAATTGGTTCATTTCTTCGGTTTGAATCTTACCTTTAGCTGACATTTGTTGGTACGCTGTTGCTATACCTTCAGCTTTTTCGACGTTACCTTGAGCAGCGTCACCGATTACTTGCATTGTTTTAAATAATTGGTCGCCGTTAAGACCGGCTATCTTAAGTTGTTGGGCGAATTTTTGCGTGCTATCGAAGTCGAACGGCGTGTCTTTAGCGAATTGTTGAATTCGTTGCAACATTTTACCGCCTTCCTCGGCACTTCCCATTAATACTTGCCAATTAATCTTAGCTTGGTCAAGGCTGTTAGAGTATGAAAAAACTTCCTTAGTCGCTTTAGCTACTCCTAAACCGGCGAGTAAAGTTCCCCAACCGCCAACACTTCCGGAAATTGCTCCGGTCAAGCTACTCATTCCACTCTTGATAGAACCTAAGATTGCTTTTATTCTACTAACTGACGCTTTAGCTACACTTTCGGCACTTTTTAAACTACTTTTAAATGCTGTCGTAACTACCGCCGGCATTTTTATTTTTGAAAAAGCCGTCCTTATTCGTCCAGCCATGCTGTTAGCGTCCGAACCTATCCCACTAAAAGAACTTTTAGCTTTGCTACGAATAGAACTCCAAACACTACTTGCACTTGATTTCATTTTTGCCCAAGCCCTATTCATTGCTGAACCTGTCTTTTCGGCTTGGTTTGACACGTCGCTAAGTCCTTTCTTAGCTTCGTCTAACCCCTTAATTTTCAATGTCCCGTAAATATCAAATAATTTCATTTGCTACACTCCTTCGAAAACTTCTTCAATTTCAGATTTTTCGAAATCAGAAATTACTACATTTTTAACTTTGATAATTTTATTTAGGTAGTCGATGTAACTTTCTTCGGGCTTCATCGCAAAATACATTTCACGATGAATATTACAGCTACGTTCTTTAACTAGCATTGTATACATCTCTATTAAGTCGTTTATTTCAGCGTCGTTTACTAATTCACGACCATATTCCCGAACTAAAAGCCAATATATGTCTATTTCCTCGTAAAACCGCCCTTCTACATCGTCTATATTCAAGAAAGTGTAGTAAGATAAGGTGACATGATTACGCACTGGGAAAGGCGTCGTTAATAATCGCTAAGGCTGTCATAAAATTGTCTTCAGTAAATTCTTCGACAACTTCTTTTTCCATTTGAAAACCTACAGAAATAACTTCAACTAAATCATCATAATCGCTTTCTATAAGAATTTTATTAATTTCTGTTGTCAGTAATTCCATGTAACTAACCATTATCGAAATAAATTCATCACGGTACACCGGAATATTCTCGACTATCCACTCGAAATCTTTACCGTCACATTTTTTATTTTTCCTAGACCTTTCAGCTAATTTAATGATTGGTTCACGGAATTTTTTAACCTCGATGTTTCTGAAATAAACACTTCGGTCGATGTTTTTTCCTCTTGCCAACTGCATAAACTCAAATAATTTACGTCCTTTTAATTCGATTTTTTCATAAATTTTCCCGTTTATTTCAATCTTTTCAGAAATTTTCTTATCTTCCATTTTCTACAACTCCTTTTATCCTAAAAAAAAGAGAGGGTTAAACCCTCTCTCATTATCCGTTCTTTTTAACAGTGTATAAACGCCAAGGTACTTCTGTTGGTTTAGCAGGGTCGTAAAGTGCTTCGACCTCGAATTCAACAGTTAACTCACTTTTATCACCGAATGTAGATTTAAAAGCGTTCGACTTAGATACGTTATTAAGACGTAATACCATACCGTTTTTATTTAAATCTAAGTATCTTAACTCTAAATATTCAAGTGTATCGTCTTTAGTGATGATAGGTTCACGCTTGAATTCTTTAATTGTTAAGCCTGTTTCAGTAAATCCGTGAGTTGTTGCTCCAACTCCTGTCACTTCTTTAAGACCGAAGAAATCTTTATAATTCTTCTCGTCTACTTCTAAAAGTGACCCTTTAATTTTAGCGTTTAGTTTAGTGTAATATTCAGTTCCGGCGATAACTCCTAATGCACCGTCACCAACTGCTGACGCTTTTTCAACCACTTCTTCGAATGAAACTCCTTTAGTCCACCCTAAGAAACGAGCGTCAGTACTACCACCTTTAGCTTTAACGTAAACTTGTGCTGTTGTTCCTTTTAAAATGTTGGCGACATCGTTAATCTTAGCCCCAACAGTTGCTTCTAAATTTGTTGTCATTAAATCACATCTCCTTTATATAAGTTAATAGGTATTGCCAAACTGTGTACATAGTGTTTTTCAGTCTTCCCGACAATATTAACTTGCGGTGTATATATATTAACCGCTGTATTGTCGTACTTAACACAACCATTAATTCGGCAATAGTCCATTAACTCTTTTATTTTTTCATGGTGTATACGAATTAATCTCTTATCCGTATATAAATACACCGTTGCTATCCATTGTTCACAATTTTCATCAACACTTATTAAGTCGAGTTCTAACACTCCGAACTGTTCGACGTTGATTTCTTCTTGATGTTCGACATATAAGTTAGGTAGTTTGACTTTTAAAAATTTAGTTATATCTTTTAATATCATTATTTCATTACCTCGACCGCTTTAAATAAACCTTTTTTAACATGGTGTGTACCTTGGAAATATCTCGTTCCGAGTTCTTGGTATTTAGCGTAATGCACTTGACGATTACCTTGGCCAAGTATTAAAGCTAACGAACTGCCGGAATTTTCAACTTCGAATTCTGTCGAGTTACGCATACTTGAGGTCTTGACCCTTGACCCTTGATAAGCTGTTTGTCGTCCTAATTCACCGGCACGATGTAACCTTTGAACTAATTCTTTTTTAATATCTCCGAATACCTCGAATTCGTATGTGTCTACTTGTATCATTCTATATACACCAACGTTTTATTGAAAAATGTTATGTAAGGTACTAATTGAGTTATTCTCCATTCATTAGTTCCGTCAGATATATGTAAATCGTGTTCATTCATTTCAAGAAACTCGTCAACAATAAGGCGTAATGTACTTTTTTTAGTTATATATTTATCCTCTTTTACGTCTATCGTCACTAAGTAAGGTACTCCACCCGTTATATTTTCTTTAATTACTTCTTTTTGGGATACTACTTCGCCCCACTCATTGCTACTAAGGTTATTTTTGCGGTAGATTGTGTAATTACGTCGTTTAGCTAACATCGTAAGAACCTTAGCGTCGTCTTACGGCTTCGCTTGTCTTCATCTTTCAAGTATTTGTCAAACTCCATGTCGAACTGTTTAAAGAATTCATCGTCGGTAAGTATTGTTTTACTTAACACGTCTTCTTTAATATTTGAACTGTCTTCTGTTCCTCTTCTTCTAAATTTGTAAACAATGTAATCATCAACGATATAATCAAAACGACTTGGATATCTCATTAACCCAAGTCGATTACATATCTTTTGTTTTGCTTGTTTTTCATAGATAGACAACAAACTATCTTGACTATCATCAGTAAGACCAAGCAAAACTTTAACATTATCTATCATAATTTATGCTCCTATGCTTTAGGTGTTACGGCTGTACCGCTTTTCTTAGCTGTTGGCACTTTCTTAGAAATAGTAACAATTTTCGGTTGTGACGCTTGTAATACAAACGCTCCTGTGTATAGTAATTGTTGAATGTATGAACCAAAACGTCCCGCACCTAAACGACCAGTTTCAAATTTTTCAATTTGAATTGGTGACGCCAATACACTTTCAACTGTTAATATGGCGCTTACTCCGTTTTCCGTTGTTGCTCCGTTATTTAAAATCTTGTTAGGTACTTTAACAACAATAGCCCCGTCTAACTCACCGACTATACCTTTAAAACGTACGTTATTATCACGGTCTCCTTGCGGTAATTCAACAATACGTTTTTTAATCGCTTTATAAAACGTCGGCGTAACAAATAAGTAACGAGTACCATTAATCGCTAACTCATCTAACTCAATACTAGCGTCTAGCACTGCGTCGTATTCCTTATCGGCTACCGGAACAATATTTTTGTTTGTATTACCGATTAAAGTTGCAAATCTTAATTGGTCAATGTAAGGTGCTACCACTTTATTGGTTTGTTTCGCTACTTGATATTGTTCTACTTCCGTATTTAAATCTTTAACATCTAAATCATCTAACTGCATCGCCCACATTTTCTCGATATCTAAAACGTACTCAACTTCATCAGCTTTTAAAGCCGTAACCGCATTAGCTTCATTACGTTTGTAATCTACTAATTCTGCCTCGTTTGTTTCTAATACTTTAAACGTTCTTCCGTTTAATTCAATATCTTCATCACTAACAACAATCGGTGTTGTGTATGAGTTGTATTGAACGATTTTGTTAACAATTCCTAAATGTTTGTCTGCTACATGTGTTTTTTTGATTTCTACTGCCATAATTTAATCCTTTCTTTTATAACCATTTTTCCCAAGAAGCTTTTACATTTGAATTACTTCTCGTTGGTATATTTCCTTTGTTTCTTTCTTTTAATAAAGCTTCAGCCGTATCATTAACTAATTGTGATAACGTCTTAATAGCTTCTTGTGTTTGTTCAGCGTCAGCCTTTACAACAAAACTTAACACTTGTTCATTAACCGGTAACTTGTGTTCGTTTAAAATAGATGTAGCTACTTTCTCCATTTCATAACGTGCTTTTACCGTTTTAGCTTCTTCAAGTTCAGCTTTCATTTTTTCAAATTCGTATTGTAGCTTTTCGTTATCGTTCATTTTGCTTAATTTCTTCGCTTCTGACTTCTCATTTTCTTGTTGTTTCTTAAAGTCCTCGACAGCCTTTGAACGTTGTTGTGCTATCAATTTATTAATATGTTTTTGCTGAACTTCATTAAACTCAACCTTATCGCTAGCTTGTTCAGTTGTTTGTTCCTCTTGTGTTTGTTCTTCTTGTGTTAATACTTCTTCTGACATTTTAATTCTCCTTCCGTTTAAAGTCCGTATGACTATATAAAACAGTTATACTCCGTATGAGTTAGCCTTTTATTGACTTGCTAAGGTCAGAACGTACGTTCATCGTAATCGTCGGGGCGTTCAACCGGTTTATTTTCCTTAATCGCCTTGTCGATTACTTCTTTTATTTTATTGTAACTACCGAATTCAACCGGCGTTACCATATATTCGAAAATCGGAAAATCTTCATCGAAGTGTTCAACGTATTCGTCAATCTTTCTTAAGATTTTCGCCATTTCTTTTTTATCGTTAATTACTATCATTCTTTTTAACTCCTTCAATAATATCGTCTACTATGTTTTCATATACTTTTAAAGCGTTCGGGAATACTTCTTGCATTACTTCGGCGTGTTTTTTATCAACTAGCATTTCTTGGGCATGTGCAAAGAATTCCGTTTCAGCCATTCCGACATGTTTCCAATAATTTTTGCCATGTCCTGCACCTAGAGGGAATTCGCCAAACCACCCCGTACTTTCTAATATATCAGACAATCCGGCGTAATTACGTGAAGTATTTTTCTCAATACTATCGAATACTCTTTTGGTATTCGCTTTAAATTCTCTATATATATGAGTGTATTCTAACTCCCACTGTTCCTTAGCAACCTTAGAACGTGGTTTCTTACCAAGACTTTCGAATGTTGGCAAATCACCGTTAAAATAACGCCAAACATCATCGTTAATAGCTTCCTTAAGCTTATACTTCGGTAAGCCCGAAGCATGATGTATAAGCATTTCTACTTCTTCCATTTGACCGGCTATTTTTTTCTTAATAGTAACGCCACTTTTAATACTACGTTTTCCGGTCAATGCAACTAGCCCTAAATGGTCTAAAGCGTGACCGTTTTCGTGGAATAATGCAAGTGTTGGCACTCCGTTATAATAATCGCCAAAGTCTCTTGCGCCTATTTGAACCGTATTATTAAAAGCGTAAGGCGTAACCTTATTATTTAACGGGTTATACGTAATTTTACCACCTAAAGCGTCAAATAGTTTCAACGCTCGTTCATCTTCAACTTCACTTAACTTCTCTTTAAAGATATTGTAATTTTTCTCACCGAATACGTCAAGGGCGTTAGTATTATCGAACGGGTTGTCGCTTTCCACTTTATCTACTCCAAATATCGTACTTCGACAGTATGGGTGAAATGGCGGGGCTGTAACTCCCGTTTGATAATCGTCGATATAGTAAGATTTACCGTTTTTCCCTCGGCATATCTCCGATGTTCTTCCGTCTAGTGTAGCGACAATCTTATAACCTTCAAAGCCGGCTTTCTTAATACCTTCGAAATTCGCTCTATTTTGAATGTTACTCATTTCTGTATGAATTAACCTTCCGGCGTTGCTAACATGAGTATTCATCGCCTTCGCCAACCCTTCAGCTACTTCTTCGTAACTCTTACCGGTTGCCATATCTGTAATTAATCTAGTATCTAAATAGTGTTGTAACTTCGCTTTATCTTTCCATATTCTATCGCTAAAATTATTATTATCAAACCATTTCTGACGTATCATTTTATCAATGCGTTTATCTTTCATAAGTTCAACATCACGGCTAATTACTTTTTGTTTTTTGAATAGTCCTACAATGTTTTTAAAAGCTTTCTTGAACGCCCCTCGTAATGTTCCTTGTAACATTTCTTCTTCAGTCTTTCCAAGTTCAGCTACATGTAACGCTATTCTATTACTAAGACCTTGTAATCTATCAAACTTATAATAAGCCATTCGAATATCACGATATTTCTTCATGTCTGGATACTTAACAACGAATTTATCCCAATCTCTTATCATGGTTTCAAAATCGTCGTCGTCTAGTTTACTTGTTATTTTGCTATATTCAAGCACGTTATTTTTACCGTGTTTAGCGTAAAAGTCAGCTATCTCGTAACGTATTTCTTTAAGCTTCTTTTTGTACTCTTTATTAACGTCTTTAATAACTGACAAGGTTTCTTCTTTATTACGCTCCATTCCAACGACGGCACGTCCTTCCCAATAGCTTTCACTAATGTTCATGATTATCACCTACGAACATATCTGTTATAGATTTTTCCTTTTCTTCTTCTAATAATTTAATCTCATTAGCTACGTCCGGCACTATTGACGGTATCATTCCTAGTACTGTTTCTTGTGATAAGAAACTACGTCCTTTAATTGCATTGTCAAGTTCAGATGTAACGTTTTGCGGTATGTTTCGATTGAATAAGAAGTCTATATCGAAATTGTTAATAGTATTAACTAACTGTACGTTATTTTTACCAATACATATCAAGTTATAACGTCTTGATAGTCCCTCTTTGAAATTGTCTTCCTTCTCCATACAAACATTATCTAAGTCCCACATTGCTAATCTTATAGCTTCAGCACTTGTATTGCTAAACGATAAATCTTTAAAGTCCGGAATATGTGAGATTGTATGCATATCATCTTTAATACGATTTAATAAGTTTTCTTCACCGGCGTCATTAGACGGCTTAGAAAGAAAATCTATTTGCGGTTGTGCGACACCCTCTTGAACCTTCGGAATGTAGATTATACGTTCTTCCTTCAAGTTGGCGATTAATTGATTGGCGTTTTCTTCCTCGTCATACTCATCGATATCAAGGTCAACCCCGATTATCTTCATATAACAATCAGAGAAATAAGCGTTAGCTGTAGCCTTATCACTTAACCCTTGATTATATCCGTCTTGTAAGCTTACTAACGGTTCAATAGCACCTATTCGTTCATCATTTTCGATATATTCAGTTATCTGAACTTCACCGAACGGGTTAACAAAACGTTCTTTAAATGTAAGTTTACCGTTCTTATCATCGAATTCAATACGTTCATCTTTCCCGTAAACAGTACCGGCGATGTATTTTCTTTCGTTTAAGAAGTCTTTAGAAGCTGTATAATGAATAGCGAATAATGGTCGTTCCAATATCGTATTATCGTAAACATATATCACTTCTTTATTATCCAAATAAGTATAATTAATATTTGCTTGCTCGTCGTTGAACACTAAATCGAAAGCATGTCCGTATTTAGCCATGTTTTTACTAATAACTCTATTAACTTGATTAGCTTGATTAATTCGGTCAGTATTCTCTAACTCTAATAGTAGATTTTCATCATCACATTTAAGCTTGATTGGACTACCTAAGAAATAACCATTGTAGATATCTACAATATATTTAGTTCTGTTGCTTATCACCTCGATATTCTTGTTATACTCGCTGTTATTCGGTGCTGATATATCATGATTACCGATGTAATACTTATCCATTCGTTTATAAAAATCAACTAGCCGACTATGATTATTAATTAACTTAGTCACTAGCTTTTCATCAATCACCGTATTAACCGGCAATTTATAAATCTTATCCAAAAATATCACTCCTTTTAATAGTTGTAGCTTTGCTACTTTCTAACACTTGCATTCCATAACGTAAGGCGTCCATTAAATGATTGTCTTCGTCTTTAGGTTTGTTTAGCCAACGCCCGTCTTTATCTTGTTGATACGAATACGAATATAATTCATTAATTGTATGTTCGCATTTTGGTAAAACGTGAATTGTATATCCTTGTAACTTCGATATACCGGCGTTAATGCTGTCACGTCCTTTCCTTGACTTCCTTAATCGCTTAATGTTGTGTTCGTTCTTTAACTCACTTATTAATCTACTCTCGGCACTGTCACCAATGATTACACTGTTAGCATATCCTTTTTCTTTGATTAGTTCAGCTATATCTTTAGTACTCAAACCTTTTTCGTAAGCTTCATCGAATATATAAATATCTCTATCCCCAATCAAAAACACAATTAACGCTGTAGGGTCATGAGTAAACCCGAAGTCAAGACCAACCGCTAGTTTGCATACTTTAAGTAATTCTTTAACGTTGAAATCTTCGACAATAACGTTGTCATAGACAAGCCCTTCAGCAACACCCCAATCACCGTCACATACTATCCTAGCACGTTTAGGGTTAGTGATATATAAGTCTTCATATCTCTTGACATCAACTTCATCTAACCATTCATTACATTTATAGGTTGTAGTTGTCGAGAATGTATCGCTTCGCTTAGTATCTTCATCAAAAAATACACGCTTTAGCCAATGTCTTTCGTTCCATGGGTTAAATGTTACTGTTATCTGTTTGAAGAAGTCTTCGCTGTCGTAAGTTCCACGGATACTTTCTACAACTGTTGAGAACTTATCTTCGCTTTCAATTTGATAAGCTTCTTCGAACCAAGCCCAACAAAGAATACCAACATCAACCGTAATAGATGTGATTTTTAATTCGTCGTCAAGCCCTCTGAACAATATCTTTTGACCTGTAGACTTAACTGTTATTTCCGGCAAGCTTTCATTAAATTTAAACAAGTGCGAAACGTTAAGTTTGTTACAAGCCCATTTAAAATCAGTATAAGTAGACTGTTTATTCGTATTAGAATATCTTCTGACAACTAACAGATTAGCCCACTCATATTTTAATATATTAACAACGAAATTAAGTGCGGTAGTTTTAGATTTCTTTGACCCCCTCGAACCTTTAACGACCCGATAAAAGTTTTTAGAACGCCAAAAGTTGCCGTATCCTCGACCCACAATCTCCGGTAAGTTAATCTTCGATGTTGTCTTCATTAACAAACACCACCCTATCATTCACATTCATTTCACTCGCTAAGGCTTCAGCTTCTTTCATTAGCTTTTCAGTTTCGGCTTTTAGTTTTTCCTCGACTGCACTATTCATCTTACGCCAATGCTTAGGTTTTCTATTTTTAAGCCAAAAAATAATAGCACTAACTTCCGGTAGTGCCATTTTCTTTATTTTCTTAACTTTCTTTTTATAAACACCGTCGATTTCTTCAATAATTGTTTCAGTTTCTTCGAATTCGAAACCTAACGCACGTTTTAACAGTGCGTTTTCAACTTCGAAATCTACGGGGGCTTTACCTTTTTTTAAGGCGTCACCTATCTGACTAAATCGGTTTATCCATTGATACAAAGTTTTAGCCGAAATACCTATATTTTTAGCAATTTGTTCATCTGTTAGACCTTCTCTCGCCCAACCTTCTATTAATAATAAATTGTCTTTTTCAATCCATTCGTGATATTTACCTTTTGCCAAGCACCCACCCCCTTTTTACACAACGAAAAAAAGCACCTTTTACAGTGCTTCTTTACGAATATCAAATAAACAAGAAAAAGATTTATCAACGGTAAATAACATTTGTGACCTAACCATTATCACAAAGCTTTTACACTACTATTATAACATATGTAATATTGTATGTGATAGTAGGTTATTATATTTTATAATAAATTATAATATTTTATAATAAATTATAATTTAGGTATCCATATCTTTTCTAATGCTTCTGAATGATATTTATTTCTAGTATTTTGAGAAATATTCATTATACTTTCGATTTTTTCCCACTCCAAACGTTCAACGTATCTTAACGTTAGCAACAACGAACTTCTCGGGTCTTCTACTTTATCGATTATTTGCAACACTTCGTTTTTACGTTCGATAAGTTGTGTTGACATAGTTATGATATCTTTTTTATATTTGTCAGTTTTATCAATTAACGCTTCCCAACTGTTTTTATTACCGCCTTTAAGTTGTTCCTTGGCGTAATCTATAGCTTTAACACCTGTCTTTTTATGTTCTTCAGCTTTTAAAACTCGTTGTAAGCTGTCGATACGTTCTTCGTACCAACCTATACATTCAAGATATTGGCGTTTCTTATTTGCTATTCTTTCTTTTTTTGTTCTCATTTACTATCTCCTCGATTACAATTTTTAAAAAGTTGAGTGCTATTAATAGAAACGCTAAACCTATCACGAATGCAATTAACCATAGTATAAACAATAACATTCTATCACTCCTTTTTTCTAACCCTAAACGTAACTTTATAATGAATTTCGTCAAGTTCTTCACATTCACAATACTTTATATCGTAATCTTTTAACGACCTAAGAAGATTGTTAAAACGTCTTACAAACTCAACATTACTTCTAGCCTTTATTTCGTATTCCATAACCATAATAATTCGTCCCTAAATTCAATAATGAATTTCTTTCTTAATCTATCATTTCTAAAATACGGTAACTTAGATAATTCTACATCAAAATCGGGTTTCCAACCTTCATTTACTTCATCAGCCCACTTGTGCATTCTATGTAAAATTTCACGTTCCTTCGCTACCTTTTCAGCTTCTTTACGAGTATCATAAATTACACCTTTTTCGTATAAATGTTTATATTTATCCTCGTATTTAATTTCAACGACTTCACCGACCCATGTTATCACGTATTTTTTATTACTTCGTAACATTTTATCGATTTCTTTCTCTAGAACATTCATTCTTTTTCTCCTTCTCTAAAATAGCCAGTAATTCTTCAAACCCCTTTTTAAAGACTGCTATTTCTCTTTTTCCAAACTCTCTCCATATTTTACTTGGACTATGTCCAAATAGTTTCAGTAATATCATTAACCCAACAACTCCTTATTCTCGTATATATTCCCGATTACTTCAATCTCTCTACAAATGTCTTCATCAAGAAGTACATACAAACTTCCATTATACATCGAAATAAATTTATAACCCTCGCTTCTTTTGATTGAGTATATACCGACATCGTTTTTTACGATACTTCCTTCATAAATATACTCCCCGTTTTTATCTTTATAACCTGTGTTTTCTAAGAATTCGACTTCCCTAAATAAGTAGTATTCGTAAGCAAGCGAAGGACTTTCGTCGGTTCTCTTGTTTTCGTCAAACGTCTGTACTACTTTTTCACGGTAATTAATCATTATTATAGGTAAAGTCATATTGCTACGTTTTACATAAACTTTAGGACTTAACATATTATTTTTCTCCAACATTCACCAATACATACCATGTTTCAACGTCTTCAATCACTGTATAACCTATTACACGTTCATTATCTTCCAATATTGGTTGGTCGATATCGCTGTTAGTAATAAATTCGTTAATGTCGTTTGCTATCATTTCTTTTGTTGTTTCTAATTTCACTACTCTTTTTATCATTATTTTTTATCTCCTACAAATATTAATATTTTAACCATGTTACCTTGCACTAATTTAATATCGACTATTTCTTCTTCTTCTCCAAGCGGTTCGACGTCGATAATCTCGTTATTTTTATATGCTAGTATAAAGTTTTTAACTCCGTCTTTTGTTGTCTCTAATTCTTCTATTCTTTTAAATTCCATTTTCTATCTCCTTATATTCAAAATTTATAATATCTTCGACGTTTATAATTTCGTCACCCAATTCAATTTGATACAATATCTTTTTATAATTTTTACTTGCGTTAATTGACGCTTTTATCATATTAACGCTAGTTTCAGATACTCTTTTACTTATCACAATATCATTTTTCAATGTCAATGTTACCAAGTATTTATTCATTGCTTTATATACCTTTCTTAACGTTCTGTAGTTGGGCTTTACTATTCCCAATCTAAAACGTTTAATTGTTTCCTTATGTAATCCGGTTAATTCAGCTACTTCTTTATCTGAATAACCTTTAATCATGTTTCTAACGCTGTTGTCGAAATCTTTCATCAGTCTTCGCCATTTCCTCTTTCAAAAATTCTTCTATATCAATTTTCAATTCTTTTTCAATAGTTTCTTCCAACATTTCCCTTGTGTAGTATCCTAACTTGAAATCACACATATTATCCAAGAAACGTTGAATTAATTTCTTTGTTCGTTTTTGTCCGAAATTGTATTCATTTTTCAAAACGAACATCAAAATTAGGATAGTTTCGACAAAAATAGTTTGTCTTTCAGCCATAACATATTTCTGAATTTTAGCGTTTAAAATTTTATTTTCCATTTCTCGCTTTATTTTTTGTTGTCTATTCACTCTTTTTCTCCTTTAACCGTAACAAACCGTAACATATGGTATAATCACGTTTGTAACACTTTTTAGGTGTTACGGTTATATATATATATATAGTATTTTCTTTTATATATATATATATATTATAATTTATTTTTTTTTCTCTAATAAAATGGCGTTTTACCGTAACAACCGTAACACTTGACCTACAAACCCACTTATACCAGTACTTAGAGGGTGTTACGGTTCGAAAATTTTAACCGTAACAAGCCGTAACAACCGTAACACCTATTTTCTAACGTAAAACTTAGATAACGACCCGTTAGCCCGTCTGTTTTTCGAAGTAAGCCCGAAAGCTAGTTGTATTTTTTTACTAAATACATTGTTAGCGATAGGCTCAAGCCCTTCACTTACACAATACTGAACGTATTCGATATAAATATCACCAACTTTCTCGTCGATAATCATATCAACACTTAAGTTCTTGATATAATCATTTGTAGGGTCAATTTCATTTCGATATTCTTCAAACTCTTTATTAGTAAACTCACTTTCAGTAAATTTCCTATTTTTAAGTACTCTTTTAAGACCCTTAATACCGATATTAATTAAATATTCCATACTTTCCGGTGTTATCAAATCGTCAATTACAAATGGTTTAAAATCTTTATTACTACTGTCGAAATAAGCTTTAAAAGGTACGATTATAAGTCTACTTAATACAGCGTCAGCGTCGTCACCGTTAGAAATCTTCGGTAAGCTATTAGCACTGTATATCAACTTACAATAAGGCGTAAACTCGAATTTATCTCGCCCCTTTTGTTCAGCGGTGATTTTCTCACCCGATACAATCTTTTTAAATTGCTCGGTATCATGCATTTGTTTATTGCTGATATCATCACCAATGTTAGCTAACTTGTTAACCAACATCACGGTCGAAAATCTATCCGAAAGATATTTAATGTCAAGTACTGAAGTGTTTTTCGCCCCTAATAATTCTTTTAGCATATTTAAGAATGTCGATTTTCCGTTTTGCTTCTGTCCTGTCAGAATAAAACATTTCCTTAACTCACAACGTCTATAGAATGTATATCCAATCATTTCTTCGATTAACATTCTGATTTCTTTATTATGGATAGCTAGATTGTCAATCACTTCATCAGTTAATTTAGCGTAAGTGTTAGGGTTATAGTCCCACTCAATCTTATTAGTAATGATTATTTCCGGCGTGAAGTCGAAAAAGTCGTCTGTTTCGATGTCGTAAAGCCCGTTTTTAAAGGCGATAATATTCGGTGTTCCGACTTTCCATTCTTTATCAACTAATATCTCTAACTTGCTGATTACTTCGGCACGTTCTCGCTTTTTGAAATTCGGCATGTATTTGTCAATAATTCTTTCAAGTTCCAAGTTACCGAACTGATAAATTCCGTCTTTGTAGATGTGAAGATTACCGTTAATTCTCTTGATATGATGTTCACTTATCAAGAATCTACTGAATTTATCGTAATCGAATTTATTATCTTGCATAAACACTTCTTTATTAAAAGCGTCATCACGTAAGATTACATCGATTTCGTTATCGTCTAGCGGTTCACTAACAACAAACTTATTGATTAATTTGATTGTTTCTCGAACTTCTTCTTTTTCAAAGTTGTAGCCTTGTAACGTAAGTATATATTTGAATAGATTGCTGTTTCTTCCGTCACCTTCGTTAAGGTTACTAAAATCGATACTTGTCTTAATTGGTGTTAAGTACTTCGGTAATTGTTGATAAGTTTCACTGTCCCATTCAACGAAGCGTTCAGCACCGTCTTTTTTTAACACTTGATAACTATTTCGACTACCTAATTTAATATCAGCTTTTATTCCGATTGCTAAGGTTACATTAGTGTAATTTTTAGTAACACCATTATTCTTAAATAAGAAATGTCGCCCCCTAGCCGTCTGATAAACTTTACAATTAAGCTGTTGGTCTTCGACTAAGTTCATTAACTTTTCAGATTGTTCTTCGTTGTCGATATCTATTAATATTACGTCACTTTTTAGAACACCGCCGTAAGATTTAAGTTTTTTAGCTTCTTCTAACGTCTTTAATTTTTCGCCGTTCTTAAATTTATCTATAGCACTTTTACCGTTAGTTTCGACGTATCCTTTATAAAGTAACTCCATACTTTTTTAATCTCCTTTCAGCCGTCTTGATATAGTGTTGTTTATCCACAAACTTGAAATCGTTGCTAACTTCGAAAGAAAATACGTTCTTAATGCGTCTACCGTACCAATTCGCATATACTTTATAATTCGGCTTAGCTAGAATTTGAAATTCTCTAGCGTCCTTACATTCATTAATTGTTTTTGCTACCGGCACGTTATCGAGCAAATAAGCCCTCATAGAACGTTTTATTATACTTTCGGTGTAATTACCCTCGGAAACTTCTCGAAGCTCTCCTACACCCTTTATTTTGCGTCCTACAAGCAAATAATTATTTACATCTTTCTGATATATTTTATCGTAGGTATCAATCTTAAGTTCAAACTTAGTAGCACGTTCCCAAGATTTACAAGCTTCAGTAAGCTTATTCAAGTCAGAATACTCGACGATAATACCGTCAGTATTGGTTTGTATTAACTTGCTACACCCTTCAACAAACTCTATAAGTGATGTAATTAATAGTTGTCCGTTAATACAAATAGTGTTACTAGCCCTTGGGTTATATAAGTCACTGTATTGGTTCTTGAAATTACCTACAATACTGTTATCAGCTAATTTATACGGTAAGCGTTCGTTTCCTGTTAGTTTTATGTTCATTTCATGTATGTATTTTACTCGTTCTTTGTTCGTTATATTATAATAACCAAATCTTGCAAGCATTGTTGGATAGAAACTCTTAGCGTCAATGACGGCGATTTTTCTTCTACTGACATAACCTTTTCTTGCTCCGTGACAACCTCCGAAACCGTAGGTATGTTCTACACCGGCAATTGTAGTATTGAACTTTTTGCCGTAGCTTCGGTTGTTGTCGAAAAACTCCCTAACCTTGTTATATTTAGTTAGAATATCTAACAACTTATAATCGAACTCATTATTTCGTTCCGGTGTTCCACCGATTGCATAAGCTGTTATTTTTGCGATTGTTGAGTTTAATAAATAGTTAGGTAGTTTAAATTCATTAATCAACTTCAACTTACATTTAAAGACTTCGTAATTTTCGAAGAACTCTTTGACGACCGCTTCTAATTTGCTGTCAACACAATAACTATTAACCTTGTAATCAATTGAATAGTCACCGTCTTTAACGTCGTAAACTGTAACGACGTTTTTTAACAAGTCAGCTTGGTCGTAACAAACCCAAACTTCTTTTTTATTGCGATTGATATATCTGTTTAAATCTTCGTTGTTGTCGATTGTTAAGTTTTTCTTTTTGTTAAAGTCAGCGATTTCTATTATTCCACCGTTTGCGTAGTAGAATATCATTGGTCTAACCTTCGAAGACTTCTAAAATTTCGTAAGTCGTAAACCCTTTGTCGTTTTCGTAATATGAAATAGCATATTCAAGTTTGTTTTCATCAATGTATTCTTTAATCTCTGTAAGCAGTTCGGCGTATTGTGAGTAACTTTCGAATTTAATGTCGAGTTTAGTTCCTAAACTTTCAAGGTGACGTTTGAATATTCCGATTTTTTGACCTGTATCGACAAGTTGGTTATGGAAGATTTTACTTCCTTTAAACTCACCGTCTAAGATTGTGTACCAAACCTTAGCCATTGGTATTCCTTTTTTACTCATTCCTAATTCTAGTTTATCAACTTTTACTTCATACTCTCCAAACGGTACATCTTTAAATTCGCCGTCTAGTGCTGTTTCTACATCGTTTTTTAAACCTTCTAAATCTACTTGTTTGTCGTATTTGCTAAAATCTATCATCTTTATTATTCTCCTCTTTTTCTTCTAGTTCTTTTCGGTTTTTCTTCTTCTTCGTCTAATGTAAACGGGTTAATTACTTCGTTCCCGTCTTCATCTTTCAAAATTTCAACAGTTTCAGTTTTTCGTTTTGGTTTATCTTCCACTTGACTGACCGACATTTTTGTCGGTTTGGTTGCTATCCCGTTTTGTGCTTCGACTAACGCTTCTTTAAATTCGTCGATATCCAAATTAACGACATCTTGTTTGAAATTAAAACGTCCACCGCCAAATTCATTTTGAACTTTTTGTAATCTTAATTTACGAACTCCGTCGTCGTCGATAAACGCCCTAATTGTTAAGTCTACTGTTCCACTAAGCACGTTAGCCGTCTTATTGTCAATGTTAGGTTCAAACGTCGTTCTAACCGTGTTATTTCTAAGTTTAATTTCTTCACGTTTTTCCTTAGAGATGAATACTATTTGATATCCAAGACCCTTTAATCTTTTAATAGCATTGTTAAATTCAGTATTGACCATTTGCCAACCTTTACCGAATGACCCGTCACTTTCGTGTTCCCAATCATATTTAGCGAACACATAAGTTCTACATAATTCTCGTAAGTCTTCTACTAAGTCAATCGCTATTGTTTCAAATGTGTTTTCTTGTGTTTCCAAGCTATCAATGATTTCAATGAAAGTTTCCCAACCGTGCTTAACTTTTAATAGTCTTCCCTCTCTTGTTTTTTCATCTCTTACCAATACAAACGGACTTTCTGTATTATCAGTGTTACCGTCGGTATTAATAAATAGTACGTTGTCAAATTTGTCTACAAACGTTGATTTTCCTACATAGCTATCGGCGTATATCCATAAGTCCGGCTTAGTATCAATCACTCGTTCCCTTTTCTCATTTTTTGGTAATTCAAACATATAATTTTCTCCTTTTTCTAAATTACGGCAGTAGTCACAATATTTGTTTTTGCAATAAGTGAACATACCGTTAAAGTTTGTATTTTCTATTTTTTTAATAATCTCGAAAAATTCAACAACTTTATTGTGGTCGTAATCGACGTATTTTATATAAGGTCTTTCGATTGTCTTAACGATACGTTTTCTAAAGTTGATTAAATCTTCTTTGTTTTTTTGTCTTATGAAAGTTTTTGGTATAAAAATGTAACCTAATTTATTAACTTTTTTGTTATATAGTTTTTCGTAATAATATTTATAAATATGTAGTTGTCGTGATTGTAAATAATAATCTTCGTTATTCGAATATTTAAAATCATATAAATTAACTTCGTCGCCGTCGTGCTGAACTAAGTCGATATATCCTAAAAATTCATTTGTTTTTAGTTCGACTTCAAATTCACAATCATAACCATTTAAAGCGGTTCTAACACGTTTAGATTGTAAGTCTATTTTAATCTCTTCGTTGATATGCTTATCTTTGATTAGTGGGAATTGCTCCAAATAATCGTTGTTACCTTCAATGGCGTGGTGCATACCACTTCCGATTAATAAAGGGTTGTCGGCGTCTAAATTCTTGATTAATTCTATCCCGAAGATATACTTGAACTGAAACGCTAATTTACATCTTTCAAAAGTTTCAACTCTCGAATGACTATAACGCAAGTATTTTCTTCCTTTGTTTTTCTATATCATGTAATAATAGCGATTTCTGTTCAGCGATTTTTTCAACGATATTTTTACCGCTTATTCTATCAATCACGAAACATTTTGGGAAAAAGTCCGGTTCTACATATTTTTCAAATATCGCTAATTGTAAACCATACTGACCGAATACAGTCACGACATCACCTTTATTAAGGTTGTATATATTCGTATGGAAATAATATTCCTTCGAACTCAATTCACCGTAATCACATTTTAATTTTACGCTTGCTATCTTCATTCATTAACTCCTTAACTAATGTTTTAAAATCTTCGAACCCACTCGGTTTAAGTACGAAACTTATACCACCGGCGTTCTTAATCTGTTCTATCTTTTCAAGTTGTAATTTGCTCGGTCTTCCTTTTTCTTGTTTGATTTCTATTCCAAGAAAATAACCGTTGCAACATATCAGTAAGTCGGGTGTTCCGGCTTGTCCGAAAAATTCGGGGTTGTATTTCAGTACGAAGCAACCTAAATTTTTTAGATATGCTTTAACTTTGTTTTCGAATGCTTTTTCCTTCATTACTTCACCATAACCCTAATACTTTCGGCTCGTTTAGTGACTTTTGGATAATCTTCGACTAATTCGCCGTATAATCTCGGTTCTTTCTTCTGTAGTTCTTTTAAATCTACACTAACGCTTTCACTAGCTTTAGTAACTGTTACTTTAACGAAATCATTGTCGATTGATTTAACGCCGTGTTCTAACATTGCGTTTAACAATTCCTCTTTAAAGTTCTTCGATATCGTTTCTAGTTTCTTTTTCTCTTGTTCTATTTCTTTTAAGTTTTGAAATAGTGCTAAATGTTTTTGGTTGAATTCTTGCATTGAATAACTCATTTGTGTAGTCTTCTCCTTGTTCTAATGTTTTAAATATTAATTCTTCTATGCTATCTTTAACTATTAGCTTGTAATAAAAGCACGGCTTTTCTTGACCTATACGATGTATTCTTTTGATACTTTGCATATAGTCTTCACATTTTTCGGTAGGTGAATAAAATATTAAATGATTAGCCTTTTGCATATTGTGACCCTTTGCGCCTGATTGATATTGCATTAATGTAATTGAATTATCGTATAATTCGTAATTCGTCTTGTCTACTAAGTCACCGTTTACATATGAAATAGGTCTATCTTTTGGAATGCATTCCTTAATAGCTTCCATTTCTTTAACAAAGTTGTAGAATATAATTAATCTTCCTTCAGTAGAGTTTATTAAGTCTTTTAAAACTTGTTGTTTATTTTTATTATAAACACTCGCCAATTGTCGAAGACCTAATCTATAAACTAATACAGTATCACCTACAAACTTGACATCTTTAAATTTAACGACGCAATGTTCTTCGAACTCTTTGTAATATTTATCGTTATCAATTTTTATTTCAATGAAATTTTGTTCCGGCAGGTCAAAAACTTCTTCTGTTTTCATGAATACACAACCATATTCACGCATTTTTCTTTTTAAACGATTAATGTTTTTATACGGGTCTTTCTTATTAATTTGATAAAATCGACGCCCAAAACGTTTAATCAAAGTTCTGTTTAAAAATTGGTCGCAAAATTTATTTTCTTTAATATCCCAACCCAACAAATTAAGCTGAAACCAAAGTTTTTCGTATTTTGCACTTGTTGGCGTTCCGGATAGCAACAATAAGTTTTCAAAATCTAATTTCTTAACAAATTTAGAAATATTAGTTTTCGGGTTTCCTAAAACTGAACTTTCATCGATTATCAAGGTAAAATCTTTAAGCGTTAATAACTTTTTATAATTATCACGATAAGTTTTTTCGTAGTTGATAACACCTACTTTTTTACCGGCATAATCTACAAAGCTGTTAAGCGCCTTAACGCTAGTAATCGGGAAAACTTCATAATCATAAAACTTTTCGTAATGCTCCGACCAATCGCCAACCTTTGAATTTTGGCAAATAACTAATATTACATCATTGCCGTATATCTTAGCTTGTTCACTACCGACGAACGTCTTACCAAGCCCCATATCTAAGTAATAACCTATCTTATTACGATTGTTAGCTTCTTTGATAGCTTGTTCTTGGTGTGGTAATAATTTAATCATCTAACGAACCGTTAAATATATTCGATATATCTTTAAGAAAAATTGCCACATATTTTAATTTTAATAATGAAAGTGCTTTGTCAAATTCTTCACTTGTACCGCCGTGAGTTGCTTCTATTCCGTTTAGTATAAGAAAGTTAATTATATTGCTTTCCATTTTTTCGTTGTCTTCTTCAACTTGGTCTATTTTTAATAATTTTAAAATTTGATTATCTATTTCTATTTTCATGTTTATTTCTCCTTTACAAATGTTCCGTCAATCATTTTTCCTTTACGTTTTGAGATTGTGTTATAAGCATATTCTATGCAATCTGTTAATTTTAAATTGTAGTAATTTGCTACATCGTTTAAAAATCTAACGTATAAGTAAATCATATCTTTAATGTCTTCAACTGTTGTTTCTTCATTAGTAAAACAGTTATAAGCGTAGTTATCGAATGCTCTTAACTCCCTTGTAAAGTATTTCCATTTTACCGGCATTTTAATATATTCCGGTTTACAATTTCTAAAAATCAAGTAAGTTCTTAAATCGGCTAAACTTGTAGCAACGACTAGCGTCACATATACGTCACCGATTGCGTCTTTGATTTCTTCAATCGCTTCTTTATTACCTTTCTCATATTTAGTTATAGCTTTTGTTAGTTCGGCGTTTTCTTCTCTTGATTTTTCAAGTTGGGCTTCAACTGAACCGAATTCGAATATTCCTCTTTCTTTAGCCCACTTATTAATTCTTTCTATGTAATCGTAATGTTGCATTTATTTACCTCTATTCAAAATATTTTTTATCGAAATTTTTATCGAATAAGAATTGAACTATTGCTATTGTTCCTGTTGCCACTCCTCCGATTAATTGCCAATCGATATTGGTTAACATTAAGAAGCAAGCACTAACAACCAACACAGTCCAATAAATCACGTTTAGTTTGTCTTTGCGTATTTTTTTCATTTGACTTTTTCCTTTTTCTTAATTCTTTTTCGTTAATATAGTTGTAAATTCTAACTTTGTTATATCTGAAATTTGTTGACTTTGTTCCTTGCATATACAAATATGAATTTTCGAGTTCCTCTAACTCTCTAATATATCTATTAAATTTTTTTAAATCTGTTCCGAGTTCCAAAAAATCTCGTAAATCTTCACGATATATCCAGTCGTTAGGGTTGTCAATCAAATCTTGATAAGCGTTGTAAGTCACTCAATCACCCCTTTCAAGTTTAAATAATTTAAACTTATGTTGTAAAAAAATAATGTGATATGTCTTTCTTAGGAATTTTTAAAATTTCACAAGCTTTTTCAATTTCCGAACTCGTCCAAACCCCGTCATCTTTGAGTTTCTTGACAAGTGTCGGGTGTGACATATCCATTAATATAGCGAAATTTACATTAGTTTTACATACCGAAGTAATACGAGTTTGTAAATTTGCGTACTTAATTCTTGGCGACAT